ATGCTGCTCACTGGCGTCGTGCTGGCGATCAACCTCAAAGGCATTGCCCTCGGCATAGGGGCGATCGTTCTCATGGCGATCGTTGCCTACTTCGACGTCAACTCCTGACGGGTAACGCCAAGCGCCTGTCACGAAGTGGCGCGGCCAGCGCGCCTTTGCCGGAATAAGCCGCTGTGACCCGGTGCCCGAGATCTTCGAACATGGCCACGGCGCTGGCCAGAACGAGAAAGGCGTCATCGACGGCCAGGATGGAAAGCGACCTTTCCCGCGTGCCCAGCTCCCCGCGACCACTCGGCAAGGGTCGCGCAACTCCACTTCCCACGGCGAGGAAGGCACCCGCAGAATTACGCCTTGGGCACCATGGAGAATCGGGTGAAGTATCGGGCAGGTACATCAAAAGGCGAACTGTCGGCCTATGCCGTCAACGTCATCGAGAAGGCCGTCAGCGAGGCCGATGCCCTGATCCGTGCGCGGCTGGCGGAAGCCGGCGTCAATGCCCCGCACATTGTCCTGGCCATTACCCCGACCGGAGCGGGCGCGATCCGCTCCAACTGCAAGGCCAGCATGCTTACAGACGTAGCCGATGGCCTTCGCAGGATCGCGATCGAACATGATGCAAAGGAGAAGCCCCGGCACTAGACCGGGTGAAACAAGAAGGCCGCCCGCCCCCTCAGGGCGAGCGGCCGGATTCGTTGTTGCGACTACCCGAGTAATGACCGCTGCACGGCCTTGATCGGGCGGTCGCTAATCAGCAGCTCAGGCACTGCCGGCGCATCACCGGCTTTCGACGCGATCGTGTAGACCGTCTCGACTTCTTGGACATGAAAGCCTTCGAAGCGCCGACGCACTTCCGGCAGATCATTGATCGACAGCAGGAAGCGGCTCTTCAAGGTACGCAGCCGCATGGCCAGGCGGCCAAAGTCGCTGCGCCGCCAGACGCCGATGCCGTAGTCCTCCTCAGATCCCCAATACGGGGGATCGAGATAGAACAGAACCTCGGCCTGGTCGTACCGATCGAGGAAGTCAGCCCATGGCAGGCACTCGATCACGACGCCGGCGAGCCTCTCGTGCACGGCCTCGAGCAGCGGCACCAGGCGCGTGATGTCGAACCGGGCACCGCCATAGGTCACGCCGAAATTCTGGCCGGCGACCTTTCCCCCGAACGCCGTTCGCTGCAGGTAGAGGAAGCGCGCCGCGCGCTCCAGGTCGGTAAGGGCGTCGGGCCGCATGGCGGACAGCCGCTCGAACTCGACGCGGCTGGTGAGGTACCAGCGCATCATCTCGACGAAGGGCAGATAGTGCCGCTGCAGCACGCAAAACATCGTGACCAGGTCACGGTTCACGTCGTTGACGACTTCGGCATGCGCCTTGAAGGGGCGCCGCAGGAAGACGCTGCCCTGCCCCAGGAACGGCTCGACATAGAGCCGGTGCGGGATGAGCGGATCCGCTCGACGACGCGATCGGCCAGGTGACGCTTGCCGCCAATCCACGGCGCGAGGGGACGCGCCGGCCGTACAGGAGAAAGATTCGACTCGCTTTCCATTGTGTTGTTCCACTGAACCCGCCCCTGCAGGGGACGCCGGGGAACCTGGCACCATTGCCGCGATCGTCGCCGACTTCATGGATAGCGACGAGTTCGATGAACTAAAGCCCGCGACGCGCAACGACTATCGCTTGTGCTTAGAGGCGTTTGCTCAAAAGTTTGGCGCCCGGCACTGGGAATCCATCAGCGCCAAAGAAGCCAAGATGTGGATCCGCGAAAAGGCGGAGACTCACCCCAGCATGGCGCACCAATGGCACAGGACCTGCCGCGCCACGCTGAACAAGACGCGCCTTATCTATGACGAGCGGGACCATCCGGGCTATGTCCCCGAGAAGCTGACCCCTTTCGACAAGTTCAACATTGGCCTCCCCAAGGCCAAACTGATCGTGTGGCCCTTAGAGGCGGTTACCAAGATGGTCGAAATCGCCGACGAAGTCGGACGACCGAGCTTGGGCGACGCCATCGTCATGATGGCGTGGCTTGGGGTCCGGCGCCAGGATTGGCTCCAGTGGCCCGCCAACATCTTCGACACGCCATACTTGGCCTGGGACACAGAGAAGACCGATGCGCCGGTCACCATCCCCTGGTCGGCCATTCCCGAGCTACGAGTGCGCATCGAAGCGGCGAAACTGCGCCGTCATACCGACAACATCCGCAGCACGACGTTCTTTATCGACGACGTCGGCCATAGGCCTTGGAGTTCAAATAGGTTCTTCGTCGCGTTCGGGCGGCTCCATGCTGAGCTGGCTAGGCGACATGAAAGCTTCGCCACCAAGTACGCCGTGAAGCACTACCCGAACGATCCGATGCGCCTGCCGACAGAGTGGCTCACGATGCGCGTCCTGCGTCACACGTGCATTACTGCACTTCACGATGCCGGCTGCGTACGTGAGCAGATACGCGCCATCACCGGTCATACGATCGCCAGCATCAACGAAGTGCTCGATCGCTATACGAAGTTGACGGCCGATCAGGCCGGCGCGGCCTTGGCGAAGCGGCTGGCGCACGAGGGACGGCCTCAGGAGAGCACGGTCTCGGCGTTCGTCAGACGTTAGTCGAGAGCGGCTAAAACGTTAGTCGAGAATCCATGCACAGAACAGAACATGATCGCTGAAAAATGCATAAAACGTTGATCTGCTTGCATTTCAACGATGGTGCCCCCGGTCGGACTCGAACCAACACTTCCGTGAGGAAACCTGATTTTGAGCCGGGTGCGCGTCAGGCGGAAAGTGCGGTTTTGTTGCGTTTCTGATGTTTTCTGTTGCACGTATCAGGTGACCTGATGACCGATTATAGGTCGGTTGTTGCATGCCTGATCGCGATGCCGGAGCATGCCGCGTCGGCCACAATTAGCGTGGTCTGCGCTACAAACTAGAGTGGTAGGCCCGCCAGCAAAGTGCTGTCGCACAATAGCTTGTGTGACAGCACGCGCATGCAGGCGGACGACCTGCATGGAGCTCATCGGCCCATGCCGCATCGTAGGCAGACGTCCCGAGGCCTGGCTTCTACGAATCGGCCGTGCTCTTCGACCTGCCCTTCACGACCTTTGCCGAGCTCCCCGACCAAGGCCTCGTCGCTGTGCTCTACTGCACCGGCTGCCGTCGCCATGCCGAGATCGACATCAGCGATGCCCGCCTGCAGGGAAAGAGCTTCTGCGGTTGCGTCCGGTTCCGGTGCTCCAACTTCGTGAAGCTCTGGGATGCCGTTCCTGGCCACGTCTGCGGAACGATCGCCTGCCTCACCATCAGGCCGCCCGATGCCAAGCGGATCAAGCCCAATGCCTCTATCATGCACTGCGAGATCGCGTGCCCGAACTGCCGGCCGTCATGGCGCATCGAGGATGTCCGACGGCTGGCCGAACCGTGGAAGCCTCTCTTCGACGACACCAGGTTCAAGGGCTTCCGATGCCCGACATGCCGGGCCAAGCTCGATGTCCGGTGGAGCGGCTTCAACGGCATGCCGTTCACGGACGGCTACCAGAACAAGGGTGACACGCCCTGGCCCGGACGGCCGGCGCCCTGATGGTGGATCGTTGGCCGCACCCACCGGGCACCTTGCGTGCGCTCAAGGTTGTCCTCGGCGACCACTTCGTCATCTGCCGCCACTGCCGCCGCTACACCGATATGCGCATTCCCAAGGGGCAGGAGGATCGCAAGTACGACCCCTGCCCGTTCAGGTGCTCGATTTGCCACCAGCGCGGAGATCTCGTCAGGGCGGTGCCGGATGGGTTCACGCGAGCCGGCGAGGATCTCGGGCCGCCGGCGCATCGGCCAGCGTTCTAGGCGGCGTCCTTGGTCTTCGGCAGCAACACGATGGCCTTGTCATCGGCCGGCTTCTGCAGCTCGAGCGCTTCCTCGAGCGTGCCGGAAAGCCAACGATCGACGTCTTCCGGCGTCATCAGCATGACGGGCATCGCCTTGTTGTGGATCGGTTCCACCACACCATTCGGCTCGGTCGTGAGGAACGAGTAGAGCTTGTGCTTGCCGACATTGGGTGCCTTCTTCGTTCCGCGGTCACCCTCCCATTCCCGCCATATCCCGGCGAAGAAGAAGGGCTCGCCATCGGCGCGCTTGAACCATCGGAACTGCACCGGCTTGCTGGTGTTCCGGTCGGGCTCCGAGAACGCCGTCGCCGGAACGACGCAGCGCTGCTCCGGCTTCTTCAGCCATGGCTTCCAATAATTCGATGCCGTGTTGCGAATGTTCGTCACCGGCGCCTTGCTGCCCATGAAGGGCGGCGGCGGGAAGCCCCAGCGCATGGTCTCGATGACACGCTGGCCGTCGCGAACGACAACCACCGGGGCCTCGTAGTTCGGATAGACGTTCGTGGCGTCGTTCTTCTCGGCCATCGCGCCGGCGAACTCTTTGCCGACCAGCTTGTAGTGCAGGAGCAGGCCCCGGACTTCGTCACGGGAGAGACGCATCGTGTAGAGATTGCACATCGGGCCAGTCTGGCAGGCGGCCGGCGGTGCTTCTACCCCTTCCCGGCCTGCCTCCCAGCATCGGTGAGGCAGACCGAGTGCGGCGGCTTCCCCTCGCCCAGCATCCACCCTTTGGCGATCGCGACGGCGACGGCCTGGTCGACGGCGTCCTCGGTCAGATCGGGGTGCCGCAGACCGAGCTCGTGCGCGGAGACCCAGCGCATGGGGACGCTGCGCGTGATGGCCCGGACCTCGTCACGTAGCTTGCGAGCCAAGGCCAAGGGTTGTTTCGCCATGGCGGAGTCAACGAGTGGCGCGCCGACAGGTTTCGAGCCTGAGAAGGAAGAGGTATATTCGGGCCATGGCCAACCGAATTTCCGCGCTAGAGCTGATGGAGATACTGAGGCGCTGCCGCTGCGGTGGAGAGGGATTCGTCGACGGCGAGGACGCTGCCGATCAACGCGGCGAGTATCGCGTTGTGAGAATTGACGGCCTGTTCAGCATGGAAACTGTCGCGGAAATGGTGAACGGCAGGATCGACGGCTCTTGGCCGCGCATTGACGGAAAACACGGATGCACCGATTGGCTTACAGGCCGGCCGCACGATGCTGAGCCGTTTGCCAAGGTCGAGGTCGAGTATCGTGACGGGAGCCGCGAGGCGGGCGAGGTCGTGGAAATCGATTGGAACCGACCGGACGAAGGCGACAAGTACTCGCCGCTGCCAGAGCGCGAAGTCGTACGCTACAGGTTCATCCCCACCTGAAACGACAGAAGCCCCGCACCGGGGTCACCGGGCGGAGCTTCGAGATATGTGGAGCGAAACGGTCAGGCTACTTCATGGCGGCCTCCTGGCCAGCGGGGCGCTACCCTGCGGGAGCCGTGAGTGAAGCACGGGGTGCTGTCTTTCTCGCCTGAGCTGTCCGGTAAAATCGGACAACTGGCCGAAACGGGAATTCCCGCATCGGACTGCGTGCCTGGCCAGCGCCGCTGTCTCGCGGTCAGAATTCCGACCTCGCTCACCGCAGGAAAACGGGACATCGCCGAAGCCCGGCCGCCTACGACTTGGCCTGCCGCCCCCAGGTGAACGTGATCTTCCGGCTGCCAATCGTCCCCTCGCCGGTGCCATTGGTGACGCCGTTGAGCTGGGCCGATCCGGCCTCGCCGTTGTTGCAGTTGAATGTGGCCTTGCCGGTCGGACCGACGATGCCGTCATAGACGAACTGCCCGACGCAGGTGAGACCACGATTGCTGACCAGGTTGAGCGTGCCGGAGGTATCCCAGGCGCCAGTCGCGATCGCGGTGCCCGTGAACTGCTCGCCGTCGGAAGTGACGGCCCGCACCGGGGCCGAAGTATCGCAAGCCGCGACCAAAAGGCCGGCGGCGACCACCACCCAAATCTCTGACTTCATGCCGATCTCCACGGCGCCCCGCGGCAACCATACCGCGACCGCCGAAACGAAAAAAGAGCCCGCCCCGGGTGAACCGTCCGACGAAATCGGACAGTTGCCGGAGCGGGCCAGTTCAGGGAGGAGCGACAGTCAGGCTGCCGCATCGACGCCGGCGAAGTGACCGGCGTGCTCGTGTCGCTCAGTCAAAAACCACTGCGATCGACGGCGCGGATGCGAGCGAAAGACCGAGCACTACGCAACGTGCTACTGTTCAAGGCGAGAGGAACGCTCCAATGCCAAGATCAGACATGGACCACGTCAAAGGTATCGCCGAGGTCGCCAAGACTTATCCAGAGGAGTTTCGGCCGGTCGCCAGGGAGCTTGCCGAGGTTCTGACCAAGACCCTCCGAGGAGTTAACATTACCTTGGATGGCATTGCATGGTCGGCTGGCAAGATTGCGAAGGTCAGCGATTATCTCAAACGCAAGGTGATCCCCAAGCTGTCGGGCACGCCACACGACCGGATCGTCCGGCCAAAATTGAGCATCCTCGGTCCTGCTTTGGAGGCTGTTGCCTACAAGGCCGAAGAGCCCGAGCTTGAAGAGATGTTCGCGAACTTGCTGGCGACAGCAATGGATGCCGGTTCAGCACCACGCATCCACCCGGCCTTCGTGGAGTTCCTGAAACAAATGACTCCGGACGAAGCCCGCCTCCTATTGCATATCAGTCGGGATCCAGCCGCAGCTTATCCGGTTCTTCATGTCGTGCGGCAGAGTGTGGACGAAAGGGGCGATCCGATAGGCGAATGGGAGACCGTTACCAACTGGTCTCTCCTTCAGCATGTTGACGGACTCGAATCGGGGCCGCTCGTGGCGCGCTACCTGGACAACCTAGCGCGTATGGAGATCATCCAGTTCAAGGCCCCTGGACAGCCGTTCAGCGACGCGCGCACATACGAAGATCTCGAAAAGCACCCAGAATTTCAGGAGCTGATGGCGAAACTGACACATCGGACGGGCTACAAGACAGAATACCGCCAGTCTGGTTTCACCGTCACATTTCTCGGCCGCGACTTCATCAAGTACTGCGTACGCCCCTACGAAGAGCGCACCGCGACCGTCCTTGACGAGTAAATCGCCAACAAGACGACCCGGAGAGAGCGCCCCGCGAAATCAAAAGAGGTTGAACACCAATCTGATCAGCGAGACCACAACGGCGGCCACGGTCAAATAGAACGCGATGGCCACAATGGCCGCGATGACGATCAAGGAGACGCAGTCGTCGAGACGAGCATCCCGCATGACATGGCGCCCGCCAACGATGGTGATAGCAACCACCGCGGTCAGCAGGCCGCCGGTTAGCCACAGTGCTGCGTCCATCGCCTCACTCCGTCGGTCGGCCCTGCCGATTGAACACGTCGATCAACCGGCGCAGCTCCTTCATCTCAGCGTAGACCGTGCGGCCCCAGGTGACGTAATCGCCGAGGAGGCGGCGCTCGTCGCCGCGGGTCTTAATCTTCTCCAGCACGACGACCGGTTCGGCCGTCGGCTCATCGAGATGGGGCGGGACCTCGAACGGGCGCGCCGGCGCCGGCTCGAACAGGGTCCGGGCCGAACAAGACGCCAAGAGAATCGCGCTCGGCAGGAGTAAGAGGAGCATTCGAGCCCGCATCGCTGGCCACCTTTCCGCGATAAACCGTGTTGGCGCTCTGCAAGCCACCGACCTTCTCGTGCAGTTCCTTGAAGCCCGAGCGGACCTCGTTCTGGAACGCGCGCATGTCGTCGATCGCCTGGAGCAGTCCGGCGTTAGCCTTCTCGGCGCGCTCGATCTTCTGGTTGGCCGCGCCGAGATCCTTTAGCGAGTCGCGGTAGAGGAGGCCCAGACCGATCGCCACGATCAATAGGCCGCCGGCGGCATAGACAGCCCACGGTCCTGTGGCCTTAGCGACTGCGCCCTGGACAAGTCCGCCAATCATGCGAGGCCCGCCCGCGTGCCGGCCTTGTCGATCGTCAGCACCTGGCGGCGCGGCAGCGGCGCCCAGGCGATGTGCACCCAGGCGCGGAACTCGTGGATGAGCTGGTCGAAGGAGATGTCGCTGGCTGCGATCGCGCGACAGATCTCCAGCGGCGAGCCGAATGAAGGACAGGAAAAATCGGCGGCACAGCCCAGCATGTGCGCGCTCTGCGCCGCGCCACCCACGGCCCTGTTCACGCGCGGCGAGCGATAGCCGCTCGACACCAGGATGGGCTTGCCGAGGAGCGCGCGTACGCGCTCCAGCAGCTCGGCCGTCTTGCGCAGGGCGTCGACCATCTCGGCCGGCGGCGTGTTGTCGAGGCCCTCGCGCGCGGCCGTCTGCGACTGCGTCAGCTCGGCCAGCGTGAAGTGCGGCGACAAGTTCATGGGGCAGACCTCGAGTCATAGAAAACATGCCCGCCGAAGCGGGCGGTTTCTCGCATCGATGGCGCCCAGTCTGGCGGCCAGGCGCTGGCCCAGGCGGGTGGATTGATGGTGTGATAGTGGTCGGCGCCGTGGGTCGGATCGGCCACAAGGCCGTCGAGAACACTCAGCGCAACGCCGACTTGCCCGCGACACTGATCGTCGCGCAGCATCAGAAGCTTGGCGCGGTTGGGATCACTTTCGTTCCAGCAGGAGAACTGCCGCGGCGCGAGACAGACCCACGCAACCGCGCCGTCGTGACCCAGCAGGCGGTCGGCGAAGCGGGCGCGCGTCGCACGGTTGCGGATCACCCAGGCCACCGCGATCTGACCTTCACTCGGTTCGCCTCGCGCCTCGCCCCAGAGCGTGCGGGCAAGCGTCACCACATCGTGGTGGTCATGCACGATCATCTTCAGTCCTTTCGGTCGGGAATGGTGGCGCCGCTCGCCTAGCGCGAAGCCCGGCGCAGGAGATGCCTCAGATGCCAACCGGCGTAGACGATGACCGCGATCCAGAAGATCGTTTCCATGCTACTTCCTCCAGGGCAGGAGGGCGGTGAGCGCGGCGACAAGCAGGTCTTTGAGAATGGTGATCCAGCTGCGGGGGTCGTCCTTCGCCTGGAGCAGCAAGGCCCTCACCAGCGCGATCACGTCATAGGTGACGGTCGGGGCCACGGCGGCGACGCCAAGGCCGGCAAACAACGACCAGCCGAGATCGTTGACCGTCACCATCCCCAGCACTGGCCCCATCGTCCAGGAGAAGGCCGCCGCGACCATCCGCTGGCGCCGTGTCAACACATCCTTGCGGATCGTGTCGCCGAAGATCGCGCCGACCAGGGAAAACGGCACGAAAATCAGCAGGGCCTCGGCGACAGCCCACAGGTCGCGGCGGTCGTTCATTCGTCAGCACTCCCGCCGAGCAGAGATTCCGGGTCCAGTGACATCTACGCTTCTCCCCCACCCATGAGTTCTTCGGCCCCACCAAGGGCCGAGGTCGGCACAATTTCTTGTCCGGCTTTCATGTGGCTTGGGCGCCCACACCTATCCGCAGCTTGGATTTGCAGCCTGCCGGACTGTCACGCTAACTTGTGGGCGCGTGGCGACATCATGATGGAGAACCATGCGACATGATCCGTTACACATTCCATGAGACCGCGCGCAATGTGCTCGGCAATCCCGGCCGATGCTGGAACCCCGAGCTGTTCGACAGCGATCTGTTCGCCCCCCACTACGCGCCCAAGTTCACGGTGGATCGTTCCACCTCCGTTTTCGCCTTCGGCTCCTGCTTCGCCGATCACGTCAAGCGGGCGCTGCGCGCCAACGGTTTGACAGTCCTGTCGACCTACGACAGTGCGCCGGCCGAACTGTTCAAAGAAAGCAGCGCCTACAACCCAGTTGCCTTCTTTCACCGCTACAATCCACCTTCTATGCTGTTGGAACTACAGAACCTGTTCGGCAGAACGCAGCAGCTTCATGAGCCGGCGCTGATTGTTCACCATCCAGAGGGTGTGCGGGACTTCCACTACAGCCCCAACTATCCTCTTTCCACCGTCGACCTTGCCATGCACCGCCGCGCCTTGGTGCGGCAACGGTTCTCTGCCATCCGCAATGCCGGGCTCTTCATCTTTACGCTTGGCCTGACGGAGACCTGGTTCGATGGCCGGTGTGGCCTCTACTGCAATGCACAGAGCATCGGCGCACTACGCGCCAACCCCGAGCGCTACGAATTCCGTAACCTAGACACCAACAGCGTCCGCCTACACCTCGAAGCCATCATTGCCCTGATTCGCGAGGAGGTTCCGGGCGCGCGCATCGTCTTCACCGTGTCCCCGGTTCCGATGGAGAAGACCTGCATGCCGACCGATGTGGCCACGGCCAACAGCTACACCAAAGCTACATTGTTGGCCGCCGTGCGGGATGTCGAGATGCGCCATGCTGACGTGGGGTACTTCCCCTCTTACGAGATGGCGACCCTCACACGGCGGAGCGCGGTCTGGCGGCAAGACAATCGCCACATCAAGGACGAGTTCGTAGATCGCGTGATGGCGGAGTTCGCGCGGCACTACTTGGAACAGCCTCTGCTTCGGGCGGCGGAATAGGCATTTGATCCGGCACACCTACCTGATGTGAATCACTAGTCGCCTACAAATTCCACGGTGGCACGATGTGTGCAGACCGCGGCACCACCGGATGCAACGACCTTCAGGCTGTATCGCGCCGCGGTGTTCGCTCCAACTGGTGAGGGCAGCGGCGCCAAGTGCACGGCGTCTTCCGAATCAGTGTTCGATCCCGTGGTCGTGCAAGTCAGCGCGGTATCAACGCCACCGACCCGCAGGGTATAGGTGAAGCTCTCACCCACTCCTGGTGCATCCGCCGCGGCGCAGCGCAACCGCAAGGCCTTTGCTTTTCGGGTCGGATAGAATCTTGCATCCTTCTCCAGCGCCGACGCGACTCCTAATCCTAGGTAGGCAGTCGCGCCTGCGGCCACAGTATCGCTGCCGCTTGAAAAAGCGGGCGCGGCCATCGGCGCGATGAACTTGTAAGTCGAAGCGGAGTAGTGCTCGCCGGCCATTTGAATGAACGAGATTGATTGGCCGATTTTGACATTGCCGAGACTCTCCGCGTTGCCAGCGACATTGATGCCCTTAGGGTTCGCTTTGTTGCCGCCATTGAGAACAATATTGTCGAGGACGACGCCGTTGCCGTCCTGGACGTCGATCGCATAGACGGCTTGATTGTGATAGTTGTTGATCACGAAGCCGCTCATCGTGATCAACTTGACCCATGAAGCCGGCTCGGCAGGGTCCCCCGTGCCGCTGCCAATTCGGATGGTGCCGGCGGGGTTAACCTCGATTTGAGAAAACTGACCATCGCCGATCACGACATTGGCGAAATTCTTTCCCGGCACCGACTGCTGAATGTCGATCGCGTATACGGAATGCTCCTCGAAGGAGTAACCGCCGTCGATCGTCACAGTGCCCGTCGGGCCGTCGGTCAACTGCATCAGAAAGCCATGCTGCCCGCCGATATACTTGCCGCCAACCAAGTGGAAGTCGCCTCCCTTCTCGTAGCGCACGCAGGCTAGTGATGTCCCGACGTTGAGATCCTGGATCGTCCCGCCGATCAAGTGATCGCTGCCTCCATCAATATTCCCGGTATTGATCATGTTGACGCCAACGTGCGTATAGTCCTGGATGTGATGGCCAACAGACTGGATGTGGCCGGCGCCATCGACCACCAGCGCGTCATAAAAGCCGATGATGCGATAGTTCGTGAGGCGCGTGCGGAAGTTCACGGTACCGACGCCGCCGGCTCCATGGACCCGAATTGCGGCGGTGTCGCCAAGCTTGGTTACACCGATGGCATCTATCGCCACATCTTCGAATTGGCAGCCGTCAGCGGCTTCTACGACAAAGAGATCGCCGGCGGCCGAAGTGTTACGGATGACTGTTCCGCCAGAGTTGGCAAAACCGTCGCTACCGCCCATTCCAGAGCCCAGGATCTTGATGCCCTTTGTAATCTTAATTGGCTGGGATGCGGTGTTAACCGCGTAGAAACCTGGCGGAAAAAAGACGACACCGCCCAGTAGGCCATCGAACGCCGGCCCAAGTGTCGCCGCATCGATGGCAGCCTGGATTGCCGGTCGCGAGTCCTGAGAGAGATCGTTCTTCGCCCCAAACCACACGACGTTATAGACGCCATCGAAGTACCGGCGGTATCGGCCCGGCGCGCCGGACGTGCACTGAACGGCAAGTGCGTCGTCGGCTGTCACTGTCGAGTTGGCGTGCCAGTAGAAGACGCCACCCCATCCATCGCCGGGCGCGGTCTTCCCCTTCACCAGGACCGCGCCTGGACGCGACGTCAGGCCTTTCAGACCGGCCAATGTGTCGACGACACTCGCCTTTTGCGCCTCTACGGCATCGACAAAGGCATGGATATCCGGCTTGTACGGGTTGTGCTCTCCACTGCTCGGCACGCCATCGGTGTTGAAGGCACGCCACGCCGTCCGCCCGAGCGTTCCCACATCGGTCATTGGTTGTTCCTTCGATTGTCAGAGAGGGTGGTCTTAGCCCTAAGGGACGGTCTGTGTTTCTGGCCCGACTTCGGTCGACGGCTTTTCGCTGGCGTTGGACGCCTGCAGCCACCACCAGAACTCACCAGTGAGGCCGTAGTCGGTGTAGGTCTGCGGCTGCCCGATGTTGCCGTAGTAAGTCCCGATCACGGAGGCGTCGGCGAAGATCGAGGTGGCGCCGCGGTAGATATCGACCCGGTGAAGGTTCGGGCTGTTCGGGTTGATCCAGTCCAGTTGGACGTTGCTGCCACTCACGAACGACGTGAAGGTGTGCGGCTGCCCCGGCGGCGTCACATCGGCGCTGGCTGTCTTCGTCTGATAGGAAGTCCAATCCGAGGCGGCATTGTTCGACCAGGTCCGCAGCCGGAAGCGATAGACGGCACCATCCTTCAGGTGCTGGGTGCGGACCTCGGTCTCACCCGGCTTCGACATCGCGGAGCGTGGTGCCTCAGAGAGATCGTTGAGCTGGTATTCGAGCTCGTAGGTCAATGCGCTGGACAGGAAGTCCCAGGAGCCCTTGGCAAAGGCGGCGCCCTGCCCTCCCGCCAGCGTCTCGGCACCCATCGTCACGGCGAAGCCGGTCGGAACCGGGATGCCTCCAGGCGTTGTGGAGCCCACCTCACCACCGGGGACACCCTCCTCCGTTGCCGCATCGAATTCGTACAGCGTCGCCGGAACCACGATGCCGTCGAAGGTGATCGTGAGATCGCGCAGGCTCAGCTTCGGCCGGCCGATGATCTCGACGACGGCCTCGTCCAGGCCTCGCAGCGGGTAGTGGACGCGAACGAACCGGCGATAGGTGACATTCCGTGTCGGGCTGGAGGCATCGTAGGGGATCGCGATGGTGACACGCGGCGCATTGGCCCTGATGAAGGCTAGCTTCTGAAGCCGCTGACAGTGGTTGTGGCGCTGGACGGCATGGTTGTCGACGGTCTGGGTACGCTGGGTATCGTCGTCGCCGCTGTAGGGGTCACCATAGATCGCGGCGTCGACCGTGTTGTAGACGCTACCGGGATCGGTCCAGCGGCCACGGACCGCCAGCACCGTCGACGCCGCGCTCCGATTGGCGTCGTAGCGCAGCATCAGGATCTGGTCGACGGTGATCCGGATGTCCGGTGCCACCATCTTGCCGGGATGCACTCCGATGAGACCATCCGGGCGCTCGTAGACCACCATCTCGGCGGCCTGGTCCATGAAACGGCCAATCTCAACGGGATCGTTCTCGTGGCGATACCAGAGACCGCCGTGATAGCGGGGCTCGTCGCCCATCCCCCGATTGATGACGATCTCATCGCAGACATCGGCCGCGGCGATCCACTCCGGCATGTAGAGATCGGCCTTCGCGAGCTTGAAGCCGCTGGGATGCGTGAGATGGAACACCCGCATCAACGCTAGGTTTCTCGAGAAACTCCAGGTGTTGTGGTTGGCGGGGTTGTGCGCCTCGTTTCGAGGATCGTAGAGCAGCGCACCGTTGAGGACTGCCGAGTATTCCGGCATCTGCTGCGGATAGACGTTGAGGTACTGCTCCTGCGGCACTGTGCCGACCGTCATTTCGACGCGGGCGATGCCGTCACCGCGATGATCGGCGGTCCACATCGTGGGGAAAGTCGCCACGAGATACGTATTGGCGGTCTCCGCATCGAGCCCGACCCATGACGCGATCGTGACGTTCGTCGAACCGAAGTGAGAAGGCGACGTTACGTATGTCCCCGTCAGCGCCACCTCCTCGTCGTGGAGGTAGTGCTTGACGATGCCCTGGATACGGTGCGCCGCCATGGGCATGACATGATAGGCGGTGCCGTTCAGCTCCTCGCGGAACGCGTAGTCAGGCCCCTTCTTCACCGTCCCAAGCGCCACGGCAAGAGAGGGCACATTCTGCTTGAAGCTGTTCGATCCGTCGGCGGGTCGGGGGGCGGCGGGCGTCTGGGTCTGCTGCTGCGGCGACCGCTTCGGCGTCAGCACAGTCACGATCACGTTGAGCGCAATCGAGACGACCAGCATGATGAGCGTCTCAGGCATCAGATCACCCACATCCCGAGCGGATGGGCCGTCAGCGGCGTAAATCCTTCAGTGCCGCGGACCAGCCATCGGGTTCCGTCATGGATGGCGCCCCACTGCCGATCGACGTTGTGCAGGGCCCCGATGACGCCGACGACGCCTCTCGCCGGGATCGAGACGGACGCGAGGCCGGCACGGGCGCAGAGATCCGATACCAAAGGCCGCAGACCACTTCGTGCCACCACGATGCGCCGCCAGCCGAGATCGTCCGAGTAAGCGCCGCGGAGGTCCACGGCAGGATCTGCGTGCCCATTGGCGACGGCCCAATCGGCCAGCACCAGGGAACAGTCGACAGAGCCCCACGCCCATGGCAGCGCGGCATGGGCGGCGAGGAAGTCGTCGAGGTCCATCGATCAGCTCGTGTATCGCGGCCAGACCAGCGTCTTGTCGCGCATCTTCGGTACGAACTCGCAGAAGCGATCCGGGGGCGCCGAAGGATTGAGAATTGCCGATCGCGCCCGCTGGTCGGTGTCGGAAAGTGCGGCACCGTTGGTGAGACGACGCAGCGTGAAGCGGTTCCGGCAGTCCACTGTGATGGTCGAGTGCGGTTGCTTGTCCTGCACGAACTCGTCAAACTTGATGTTGTCGACGATGCCGGTGAAACGGACCTCCGGACTCCCCTGCGGCTGGTCGTACTTGTCACAGGGCTGGATCAACAGACGGACCCGACCATCGATGACATTGCCGTCCTGGTAGTCCTGCCAGGCGACATCCGCCAAAGCCGAGGAGACGCCCGACAAGGCCATGCTGAGCGTGTACGCCTCGCCGTTGATGGCATGCTCGATGCCGTCCAGCCCTTCGAGAAGCGAGAGCCCCTTCCAGACATTGCCATCGAGATCGGCCAAGGGGCCAGAGCCATCCCATAGGCGCGTGACCGTATCGTTCGGCCAGTCGAACTGGACGAGGATGCGGATCGACTTCGTGGTCATGCCGTCGCGAGCTCGTTCCAGACGTCGTTGGCCTCGACGAAGTCGATATCGACGCTGTCGATGTTCCCCGCGCTCAGCGCGACATCCATGCCGTTATCCTCGGCGAGGTGGACGAGACAAGTCGGAAATCCGACCTCGAGCTCGGCTCCGGCCGGGATCGGAGCGCGCACCGGAGGCGTGATGCGTACCTGCCAAACATCACCTTCAATCGAGATCGGAAACCCAGTCGCGTAGAGTGCGTGTTGATAGCTGAACCGAATGCCCGACAGCTCCTCGATGCCGAATACCTTGCGCAGCTTCACGACCGTGGCGCCGATGCCGACGGCCTCGACCATCTCGACGCCGATTGCAGGTTGCGAGTAGAGCGAGCCATCGGCATGTGGTGTGCCGTCGGAGTGCGTCGTTAAAATTCTGCCGTTGGCGGCCCCAGCCGGCCATGCCGCGAGGTCGTATGACCAGACCGGCACCACCAACAGGCCCGCTTTGCCGGAAAGCTCAACGCGGATCATTTCCCAGAGGCGACGACGATCACTGTCGACCAAGCTGATCCCACGATACGAGATAGACCACCAGCCGCAGTCGGTGCGGGTATCGGTCGAGAGCCCCCCCAAGGTGCGGCCGCCAGATCGGCTGAACGGCACCGGATTTGGACGGATTGACTCCGGCTTGAGGATGCTAACGGGCCAAAGGATATGATCAGGCAGCGCCACGCCATTCCCCTTCCCGCTCGGCCTTGAAGCGGTCGACCGTCGGCATCACCTCGTCCCGCGACTTGTCGGTTGCCTTCTTGATGATGCTCGGCGACGCCTTGATGATGCGGGCATCGGCGCGGTTGTCGATGGTGAGCCGCAGCATCTCGGTGGCGTCGTGGATGTAGATGTCCACCCGACTCGCACTTGCCTGCGACCGGCCGTAGTTCGCGACGCCGAGACTGCCGTCGGGTCCACGCTTCAACGGAATGATGCCCTCAGGTCCAGCTTCACCCATCAGGCCGGCACCGCTCGCCATCGGAAACAACGTCGGGCGATTGACCACTCCACCGCGGGCGAAGGGGATGACGTTGCCCGCCCGGAAGGCAGCGCCCTTGGCGAAGCCCGGCATCCAGCCGCCCGCCAGCCCGCCGGCCCCGGAAATGATGTCTCCGATGCCCATCGGCGCAGAAGCCGAGACGCCACCACCACCAAACAGGCCGCCGATGAGGCTCATCAATCCGCCGCCACCACCGCCCCCGCCTCCTCCACCGAGGGCTCGGTTGAAGAGGTCGTCGACCAGCATCTGCGTGAGCTTGTCGGTGATCTTGGTCAGGGCGTTGAGGCCGGCATTGCCGAAGGCCTCCCAAGCGCTCTGCCCCTGCTGCAGGTTGTTGCGGGCGTCGGTGAAGAAGGCCGTCGTCGTGCTCTTCGCGAAGTCGATCGCCTGGCGAAGTTCGTTGGTCTTGGCCTGCGCCGACGCCATGGCGGCCGCTGATTGCTGGGCTCCCGCCACAACGGACGGCGTCAGCTCCACGCCAGCCTGCTTCAGCTTGTTCAACAGCTCGTATTCGAAGCGCAGCCGTGCCGCGGCCTCGGCCGAGAGGAAGAGGGCCTGGCGCTCGATGTCTTGCGAGGCAACGTACTCGCTCGACTGGGCGATGATGTCGGCATAGGCGCGGGCACTATCGGCCGCTGCTTTGCTCCGCATGCCTTCGGCGATCGCCGCGGCCGCGGCAGGGCCGGCCTGCTGCTGAGCGAGCTTGATGTCGTAGTCGAGCTGAATCTGCTTCTGCAGGGCCAGGTTGCCCGCCGCAGCCGCCAGTTTGTTCGTGAGATCGATCTGGCTGTTGAGGTTGGCGATCGTCACGGCATCGGTCAGCGCCTGCCGAGCATCGAAGACCTTGAGCTCAAGGCCGCCCTTGTTGCTTTTCGCTGCGGCTTCGGCACGGCGCATCGCAACCGCGCCCTGCTCGACCACCTTCATGGCAGCAGCGATGCCGTTCAGCTCGTCCTGCAGGCCACGGCCGCCGCCGAGAGCACCCTGGATGCCCCTGTTCTTTTCGATCTTGGCGAAGGCCGCATAGACGCGCTCCGAGAGGACATCCATCGCCACTTCGGCTTCTTCCGTCGTGGCGGCGACGTTCTTCATCTGCCAGGCCAGGAAGGCTGCAGCGACAGCCGCATCGATCATCGCCTGCTTGCCACCCCGCATGGCCGCGGTCTTCTTCTCCTCGGCGTCGGCTTCGGCCTCCAGGGCCTCAACCAACTGCGTCACGGACTGCACGTGCTGGGCGTTGCCCAGCATGGCGGCACGATCCGGGCTGACATCGCCCTGGCTCGATATCGCCTTGATGCGATCCTCGAGGCCGCGCTGAGCCGGCGTCAGCAGCCGCTCGCGCTGGCTTTGCTCGCTCTGCAGCTTACGCAGCGCCTGATCGAAGGCAGTGCCGGCGTTATCGGCTTCTGCGCGGAGCTTGCGGATACCATCAGTGATGCGTGCGACGAGGCCGGGGATCTGGTCATTCGCGACGCCCAGCGCGTTGCCCGACAGGAGATCCTTAATTGCCTTCTCAGCTAGGTCGATCTGCTTGTGCAACTCGATGAACTTGTTTCCGACGGGATCAAGTTTATTCGCCAACGCCAGGGCATTGGTGATGTTGTCGGTGACGATCTTGCTCTGTGCCGCGCCTTCAGCTCCTCGCTCTTCCTCGTAACGCGCCATCAGCGTGGCGATCGCGGCGGCGAAATCTTGCTTCGCCTCCCTCAACCCCTTCTGGCCACCCGGGGAGTTCAGTATGGACGGATGGAGCCCTCCGAAGACCGGCCCAGCCGTTCTCGAGATGACTTGCTCCGGCGTCTCCGGCTGCGTGCCCTTGTTGAGCAGCTTGGCCGCGGCTGCGGCGGCTTCGATAGCGAGCCGATACTCTCTGACCAGCGGCACGAGATTGGCAAAGCGCTTCACGACCTGCGCGAGATCGCCGGCCATCGTCGAGAAGGTGTCGCCGATGGAACGCGGCATCTTCGCGAATTCGGTGTTCACGCTGTCGGTCTGCTTCAGCAGAGCGTCGAACACCATCTTGTTGGTGAGTTGGCCGTCGGTGGCCATGAGCTTGAGCTGGGCAGCCGAGATGCCGAGACCGAGGGCGATGCGGTCGGCGATCTGGGGGACCGACGACAGGACGGTCCGGAGATCCTCGGCGCCGACGGTGCTGTCCTTCAGCATCTTGGCCAGGGCACCACGGGCGGCGTCGCCCTCGCCCTTCGATGCGCCGGAGAGCAGCGTCAGCTTCTCCGTCGTAGTGGCAAGCTCGAGGAAAGCCTTCTGGGTGGCACCAAGACCGGCGCCGGCGCGCGAGAACTGGGCGAAGCGCTCGGTCAGCACCTCCATGCCGATGCCAGCTTCGGAAGCCGCCTTGGCGATGTCGCGATAGAGCGCCGTCGCCAGTTCACGGGAGCCCGTCAGCGTGGTGAGGCGGCGAAGCTCAAGCTCTTCCGCATCTTGCAGCGCGTTCACGGCAGCTAGCAGGCGGACGTAGCCCGCCGCCGCGATGCCGATGGCGCCAGCGACGGCGACCATGCCGATGACAGCCCGGGCGACGCTGGTGGTGACAGCGTCGACGGCATTCGCTGTCGCTGCGGCTGCGCTGGCCAGGCGCGGACCGCCACCCACACCAGCACCTCCCGCGCTTCCAGCGCCGGAGCCGCCGCTAGCAGCGGGCGGCAAGACCGTTGGCACGGTACCCCAGCCACCGGTTCCTGTGCCGCCGCGGCTGTACTGCGATACACGACGCGCCGCATTGGCGTTGTCGTTGGCGGCCTTCGTGGCTGACGCCGACAGTGTCTGGTAGGCCTTGGCAAGATTCTGGGCATTGGCAGTGGCCGCCTTGTAGGCAGCATCCGTGGCACCCAACGTCTTCGCGACAGTGCCGTTGTCGTTGGCCACACGAGCGGCAGCAGCGGCCGCGGCCGAGCTGGTCGTGCCAAGCTTGTTGACGCTGTCGGACAGGCTCTTGACCGACCGCTCCGCCTTCGCGGCCTCGACCGGCATCTTTGCCACTTCCTTGTTGGCCTCGGCGAGTGGCTTGCTGTCGATGTCGAAGCCCAGGGATGCGATGTCACTCACTTGCGCCTCCCTGGTCCTTGGTTGCCGCTTGCTCACGTCGAACGGCCGCCAGATAGGCGGCATCGACGGCGAACAGGATTCCGATCTCTTCGACGCTGAGCCGCGTCCCGGTCACTTCGCACCAGTCGCGCAAGGCGCCGGGTTGGATTGGATCGGGACCACCGAAGCCCTGCGTCCGAAACGCCGAGAGCCGCCAAAACACATCAAGCAGATAGTCAGCGGCCTCATCGGTCTCGACCTCAGGGCTCGGTTGCTGGAACCGAGCATTCCGCTCCCGGCGGGTCTCGCCGTTCTCGTCCGGCGTATCGTACCGGACGGTGATCGCTATTCGTCGCCGGAGCCCGTCGGCGAGCTCGGCGAAAAATTTGTGGTCTTGTTCGCGGCCTCCACGACCTGCGCGAAGATCCAGCCCTGAGCCTCCAGGACTTCGATGGCGGCCTTCATGGACAACTCCGGCGGAGGAAGCTTCCTGCCGTCGGCGCCTACGCCGTAAGTGTTCGCCTCACCGCTCTTGGGGTCGGTGCCCCAGTCCCATGACGCGATGTACGAAGCCGCCTTCTCCAGCTCCTCAGCCTCGATCTGCTCGCTCTTCGGCATCTTGTTCTTGATGCGGCGTTCCAGGTTCTTGTTGGTGTGCTTGCGCAGCACGGCCTTGGCGGCCTCGGACCCGGCGGACCGGATCATCATCGACAGGCCGGTAGGCTCGTCGGTGACGGGGTCGAGGATGGCGAGCTTGAAGAGCAGCTCGTAGTTGACGCGGCTGGAGAGATCCAAGGGTCACCTTCTGATGTCGAGAGAGAAAGACGGGGCCGAAGCCCCGCTGTGGTTAGGCGGCGATGATCGGGATCGTGCCGAGCGAGTTCGCGGCGGAGGATGAACCGGCGCCGTTGACGGCCGTCACCTGGACGCGAATGGAGTCGGCGACGTCGCCGACCACCGGCGTGTACTTCTTGGCCGTCCCGCCGACCGAGACGTTGCTGAAGGTGCCGTTGCCCGAAGCATCGTGCTGCCACTGGTAGGTATAGCTCGTGGGCTTGCCGAGCCATTCGCCTTCCAGTGCCGTCAGCTCGACGCCGACCTGGACGACAGTACCGACGATCGACGGCTTCACGGTGTTCGTCGGGGGATCATCGGCCTCGGGCGCAACGATGATTTCCTTCTGGTTGTTGCCCAGCATGAAGGCATCGGTGATGAAGTCCTCCGACCGTCCGCCGGCGCGGGTCGGACCGGTGATGACGCCGCGGCGGTACGTGATGGTGTTCGTGTAGTCGTCGGACGGCTTGTCGTTGTCCTCGAACTTCATCGCGTAGTTGTAGCGGTTCAGCGGAGCGCCAGCGGTTCGCAGCGCCTGTTGGCCGGCATCGGACAGATCGCGCGCGCACTCGATCGGCGTGTTTTGGCCGTCGCTGTTGCCCTTCTGCTTCTGGGTCAGCTCTTCGGCCAGCATGTCGTACTGGACGATGTTGGTGTTCACGCCTGATTCGCCCACCGAGCCGACCTTCGCGATCGGTACCCAGACCAGGGCTTCGAACTGCTCCCGAGTCAGGTCATTGGGCTTGGGCGTCACGCAGATGTACGCGAGTAGGCCTTTCTGGGTATTGGCGGGCATAAGGGGCTCCATCTATGGGATGGCGGGCGCCGTCCGGCGCTCGCAGGTGCGGTTGCCCAAGCCGCATGTTGGGCACCACCAGGGGGGCTTATCTGGCGGAGTTCAGTTTCATCGAATTGGTCGTTTGATCGTCGACGTGACGATTGAGCGATCAGCGCACCCAAACTGCCAAATGTCCGTGGTGGAGATGACGACCTCCAGGCCCGCAGTAGCTGCCTCTTTGATGGCAGCGTTCAAGGCCTCCAGCGCTTTCGCGACGGCCGCGGCATGCTCTTGGTCGGTCATGGCTTCCTCGTTCAAGCAAAGCACTCGTAGGACACGCTCACCGGCACATCCCACGACGCGTCGGTCTTCAGGGCGGGTGCAATCGACGGCGCCTTGGTGATCGTCACCTTGGTTCCCCCGCTGTAGAGGGCGAGGTCGGCCGGGAAGTGCAGCGCGACACGGCCCGCCAGGTTCGTGGCCGGAGCCGGCCCCTTGTTCAGCGGACAGACCACGGTGAGCTGCAGGATGCCGCGCCGGTGGTGAGGGTCAGAGCCTTTCAGCAGGAACCGCTCGGTCGCGTTCGGCAGATGATCGACCCTGAGATAGGCCCCCGTCCCCGGCGTGAAGGCCGTATTCGACCACGCAACCGGAAGAGCGGGCGTCAATTCCAGTGTGGCAACGCGCCCGAACAGCGCCGCCTCGATGTTGTCCTCAACAGCCATGTGCTAGCCTCGTGCGTGGCCGATCCCGAAGATGACGACGAGGAAGCGCTGACCGACGAAGAGGTCTATGACCTGCTCCACAAAGGCCGGCTGCTGTTCTCCAACAAGGTCGTTGAAACCCCTCTCGGGCAAGACGTCCTGCGGATCGCCATCCGGCAGATCGACCTTCTGCAGCGTGCCATGATCGGTGTCATGGATGACGTCAGGTTTCCCGACTCTGACGCGCCTCCACCCGACCCTGAAGAGTCTTCGCCGCCTCAGTAATGATCTGCGGCCAGCGTTGGGCGGTAAGCCTCACGAAGCCGTTGCCGACCTGGTTGTAGGTGCGGCCGGCACTGTCTTCGCCCCGAAAGCCATACTCCATGCGCCGCGCATAGACAGCCTGGAAGCCGAGATAGATCCTCCCGCCGAGCTTCGTCTTGGCGATGGTGAGCTTGATGTTCTGGCTCTTGTCGGCGAAGTCGGCGTTGCCCGCTTCCACTGTCGGCATCTCGGTATTCGACGCGATCAGCGATCGACGCAGGTTGCCGGTATCAACCGGCATGTGGCCACCGGATGCCTTGGACTTACGGACCTCGTTCGCCACGGTCTGAGCGCCTTGCCGGAACACCGCCGCCATCCGTTGCTCGGTGTTACGTGCCCAGTCGCTGAGCTGCGCGCTAAAGCTCCTCTTGGCCATCACTCCAGCCCTTCGCTGAAATCGATGTCGAGTTCCTGATCGCAGCGGCAGTTGATGATCTCGTCCAGGCTGGCGCCGAGCGAGGAATCCAGCGGGAACATCAGTCGCGAGCCATTGGGCGACACGAACGGCTGATCAAGGCCAGTCACGGTCTGCCCGTTCATTTCCTCGTGGCTGTGCCGGACCCGCTTGTCGCCCGCCGAGCGCCACGTCCGGGTGACGGCGGCCGCGGTGTACCCCGCCTTCTCCAGCCCCTGCCGGAAGGTCTCCAGCGAGGCCGCATGGACCGCCCTGCCGGTCTCGGTTCGCGCCACCATCTCGCCGCGCAATTGGATCGCATTGTCGACGTAGCGGCCGTACATCCTGGTCACATCCGCCGGCGACGGCGCCTTGCCTGCCGCGATCAACTTCCGCAGCGACGCATCGAACCGCTTGTCGCGCAGCTTCATGTCGAAGACCTTGCGCATCTCGGCGGGATCGCCGGAGAGCAGCCGGGTCCGCAAGGACAATGCCGCCTCGGTCTGCGGCGAGCTCATGCCGAGCACACCTCCCTCGCGACGGCCCGTTGCCGGGTTGATACGGCCCGCCAGATCGAGGGCGATGGTCTTCGGTCCCAGCCCCTTGGCATAGCCATCCAGCACCACCGCGCGAGCCGCCAGCATGGTGTCGTTGGAAATCCTGGTGATCTCCGTCCCGGCCATATTGGCGATCTCTCGCTCGGCGCGCGGGTTGGCGACATTGAACCGGATGATGACGGCACCACCGGTCCGATCCTTGAGCCGCGGCATGTTCTTGGCCGTGGCGTCACCGCCGGCGCGATAAGCGCCCTCGAGCGACAGGCGCAGCGGCGCGAAGGCCTCCTCCTCGATATTGAGCGACCGCAGCGCGCCTTCGGTATCGCGATCGCGGAGTGAATCGACCGCCCGTTGTAGCAGCACCTCCGACTTCAGGTTGTTGACGCTGTCTTCGAAGCCCTTGCGCACCGAGGGCTCCAGCTTCTCAATCCAGGCCCGCAGCTCGCGCCGCAGCTTCAGCGCATTGGCGCTCTGTTCGGAAACGAGGCGAAGACCGGGACGGCGGGCCATCAGGCGGCAACGCCGGCGGCGAAGATCAGGAAGGCGACCGGCGTCCCTGCGGCAGGCTTCGGTTCGATCTTCTTGATGGCGTGAGAGACGCCGTCGATCGTCAGCCCGTCGCCCATCTTGGGCGTCACCGACGGATGAACCGCGGCCGTCACCAACAGGTCCGACGCCAGGATCAGCGTCCCATCGACATACTTCGTCGGGACACCGCGCGCCGTGGCATCGAGCGTGAAGCTCGCAGTCGTCTCCTCACCCGGTATCCAGGGCGTCGCCGGGTTCGGTTCGGCCGTGGTCGTGCGGGTGAGCGTCACGACGCCTTGCTTGAACTCCTTCAGGATGCCCGAGGCGATGCCCTGCAGGTCGGCGTAGAACCCGCTCATCCCCGTTCTGCCCTGCCGAAGAGATTGGCGGCCCGTTCGCCCAACAATGGCGACAGGATGCCGTCGATGACCGTCGAGACCGGGCGCTGGTCCTGGACACCTCCAGGCGTCGCGTATTTGACGCTGACAGCCACCTCGACCGCGACCTCGCTGATGATCTTGCCGGGAGTGACATCAGGGCTCAGCGAGCCCGGGGCTGCTTTCTCGCGAACGGCGGCTTCGATGGTGGCCTGCACGATCTCAATCGGCACCGCATCGGGATCAATCGGGTTCGGCGGGCAGAGCGCATCCAGGGCACCAGTCCGCGGCCATTCCAGCGCCTGGGCCCGCCGGTTCTTGCGATAGCCCGAGAAGCGGCCGCGATAGGCTGCATCCAGCCAGACAGTGGCCCGACGTAGCGCCTGCTCGGCCAGGGTCGCGTCGGCGCCCGCAATCGGGAAGGTCAGCCCGCGCGAGGTCGCGTAGGCATTGGCATCGGCCAGGCTGACATAGCTGTCGGCGTTGGCCATGCCGGTGCCGTTCTCGACGATCAAGGGCATGGTCAGGCCTCGTGGCGAAGAGATACGACCGGCAGACCGGACCAAACATCGACGCAGCAGGCGATCTCTACAGCCAGCTCGGCCGAGGCGCCGGCATGCATGGCGCCCTGCGCAACGCCTTCACCGCTACCGATCGCGAAGAACTCACTGAAGATCGGGCCGGCCAGATTGAAACTGTCGAAGCCGTAGTAGCCACTTCCATTGGCCTTGACGGCAAGGAAGGTGAACTTGAGATCGGGCGCCTTGGGGGCGTCCTCTGCTTTGCCGCCCCGTTCATACCAGTCCAGGATAGCCTCACCGAGGCCGACTTGATTGGTAGAGCATCCGATCAGCGTGCCGTCATCGAGGCGACGTATCTTGACCTTCGTTCCAAGTGCGCCATTGAAGCCAGCGTAGGCGCGGGAGTCGGCGGCCATGACGCCGGCCCGATAGGCAATGGTCGTCATGGCCTACTCGATTACTGCTGATCCGCCGGCTTCGCGGCCTCGATGGCGGCGATGATGTCGGCCTTCTTGGTGGCCTCGCCGAGGTCGATGCCCTTCTCGGCCGCCAGGGCCTGTAGCTCCTTGACGGTCTTCGCTTCGAGGCCATCCGGGGCCGGCTTCGCGGCCTCGATGGGCTTGCCATCCTCGCCAACCAGCACATAGGCGCCGGGATTGGCGTCGTACTTCGCTTTGTCGATGAGATGCCAGCCGCGCGGGCCGTCGCGCTGGACCTTTACGAGACCGTTCATGGTCGCTCCTTTCGAGCTATGGGGCCGTCGAAACCTTGAGGGCGCCTTCGTCGTTCCAAACTGACGAAGCGTCCTCCTGGTCGGCGGTCGGGATGTTGTCGAGCAACGCCTTCTGATCCGCCGTCGGTACATTCGCCGCGAAGTCCGCCTCCGCGATGGTGACGGACAAAGCGCCCTGCGTCGTGAACTGGCGCGGCACTACGTAGGGACCGAAGACCGCGGCCGCCGCGTTGGTGACGCGCCGACCGATTGCCGGGTTCTCAACCTGGCGGATGTAGCCGGAGCCATCGACGATCGAGGCGGTGATCGTGTGGCCGGCCGGCACGACATGCAGACTGTTCATGGCGTCATCCTCGCAAGAACGAGGCTGGAGGCAGTTGCCCGCCTCCAGCGACGTAGGTTTCAGTCCTTAGCCGTGCAGGACGGCGATGTGGTCCTGCTTGACCGCGCGGAAGCCCCACGCCAGGCGGACGTGGTAGACGACCTGCAGGTACTGCCGGTAGACCGCGATCTCGAACGACAGACCCGAGATCGGATCGGTGATGGTGATACGGTCGTCGGCAGCGTCGCCGCCCGGCGGCATGGCCGGCAGGCGGGTGGCCAGCACGATCGCCGAGCGGGCGAACGCAACGTTCGGCGTATGGGACGCAACGATCGACATCTCGACCGCATCGGCCAGAGACTGTCTCAGGCCAGGCCCGCCGATGGTGATGTCGGCTTCGACCTCGGTCGTGCCCGTCACCACGTTGTACTTGTTGGCGTCGTTGGCAAACGTGACCAGGTCGCCGGCCTTGATGCCGGTGGTGTTCACGGTGCCGCCGTCCAGATGGATGACCTTGTCGCCGACGGCGTAGCCGCCAGGGTTCAGGTCGACGTCGTACCCGGTGCCGGCACCCGCCACGTGCGGGACGATCGCGTTCGAGTGGCGCAGGGCAAACTTCATGACGCGATCCGTCATGCCGTTGCGCAACATGTCCTCCCGGCCGGCCTCGTTGACCTTGAAGAGAACGGATTGCTTGCCGCGGAGGTTCGAGATGGCGTCATGCCCGAGAACGAGCTGCAGATCGCTCGTGGGAGCGCCGTTCTGTTCGAGGATCTTGAGCACACCGGCAAAATCGGTGAAGTCGCCGGCAGTCCCGAACGGTGCCGTGCCAGCGGTGGCGCCGTAGCCGCGCGAGGCGTTCTTGTAGGCCTCGAGCCAGAGATCATTCTCCATCTCGTTCACCAGGGTCCGCATGGCCTGGTAGAAGCGGTCGGCCTGGATCGTCGAGAACAGGCCAGAGTTGTTGAGCCCCTGCGTCTCCTCGCCGTTCCAGCGCACCGGAACGTGCCGGGACTTCGACATCGTCACCTTGACGTTGTCGACCGTGGTATCGCCGGTGTTGGGCGCAGTGACGCCGGGGGTGTTGTCGGCTGCGGCGTGCGCACCGGTCACCGGTACGATGACTTGCTCACCGATAGCGGCGCGCGCGACACTAGAGGAACGCGAGACAGCCGGGATGAAACCGACCAGCTCGCGGGACACGACATCCATGGCCTCGAAGAGGTCCGGGATCAGATCAGTCAAAGTGTTGGGCATCGGATGCTCCAATAGAAACGGCCGCACGCGGCGGCCTGTTGGGTTGAGACAATTGGGCCATCCGACCCGGTGCGCCTTCCCTCATCCGAGGTCGGGCGATTGCATGCTGGAGGGCGTCAGTCGACGACCTTGAACCCTTCCTTCATCTTGGCTTGAGCCGCCGCCGGAGCAAGCGCCTCGAAATCCTTGCGGCTGATGGTCTTGTCGCCATTGCCGCCGCCATTACCGGGCCGCGCACCGGTGCCGCCGCCGGTACCCCGCAGGATCGATTCCTTGTGCGGGTACTGGTCGACCAGGATCTCCAGCGCCTCGTCGAACTCGGCCGGCTCGCCGTGCTTCACGCGGCTGTAGATCTGGTTGCCGTCGGCGCCCTTGGCGACGATCTTGCCGCCGTCGATGCTGAAGTGCTTGCCGAAGTGAGACAGCGCTAGATCGGCCGGGATGGCCAGCTTGGCCTTGTCGCCGACGATCAGCGAGGAACGCGCGAACGCACCGCCAATCTTCTCGCCGTAGAGGTCGGACTTCAGCTTGTCGCGCTCATCGATGACGGGCTTGTACTTCTCCTCGACCGAGGCGATGGCCGCGGCCTTCACCTTCTCGACCTCGCCGGCATCCACCAGCTTCTTGTCGTCGAGGTTCTTGACCGTCTCCAGGGCCTTCAGCGCGGCCGTGGGGTCGGTGATGCCTTCGAAGGTCTTCAGCGCCCCCTCGGCCTTCTCGGCCCGCTCACGGTGGCCCTTGGCCTCGCCATTGAGGCGGCTGATCGTGGAAAGCGTCCCCGGCGCGTCGAATGCGATCTCCTTGCCGTCGTCGTGGACGTACACGGGCTTGCCATCCTGAACGACCACGCGGCCGTCAGCGTCGAGCTTCAACTTCATCGGTGGTCCTTTCGGGCATCCGCCCGGTCAATGGGCGATCCCGCCCGGTGCGCCCTCGCCGATCCCGGCTTAGGCTGATCTCAGTTCTCGGCCGGCACCGGCCCCACCGATACAGAGATCGGCGGATGCTGCGTTCCGAGGATGCAGACATGGATCGAAGCGCCGGCATTCAGCGCCGCAAGCTCGGCAGGCGTCGGGGTCCAGGCCGTCGTCATGCACGGGGTGCCGGGTCCGTTCACGGAGCAGTTGACCTCCTCATCGCGAACCGGAAGCCCCTCGTAGCCCTGCGAGGCGCCGATGGTGCGAGTGGTGCCTTCAATTCGTCCGCTCAGCATCTCGTGCTCCTAGACCGCGCCAGTAAGTTCTTCGTCGCCGGGATCGTCCGGCACCTCCGCCAGGATCTCCGCCATATCGGCTTCCTCGTCGTATTCGGCCGACAGGAAATCCCGTCGCTTAGCCTCGACGATGAGCGCCTTGCGGCTGATCACATGCCGCTCGTGCATCTTCAGGAGGAAGTCCGGCGCCTTATCGCTCTCCATGTCGATGGAGAAGTCGGTGTAGACCGCGACCTCGGGCTTGCTGCTGTCGCCGAGCCACAGGCAGGTCAGGCGTAGCGCCTCTTCCAGCGCATCCTTGAGATTGAGGCACCAAGCCTGAATGGCGCTGTTACCCTTCTGGGCCGCGAATGCCGTCGTCACCACAGTCAGGTTGCCGGTCTGTGCCGTCAGCGGCTGGCGGCCGAGTTCACGAAGCTGCTTTTCGGTGGCCTCGACGTCCTTGGCCAGGAAGGTCAACGATGCTGCCGAGGGCTCGATGAAGTCCCATTCACCGTGATTGCCGTCTCCAGCGGGTGGCGCAAAGAGCACTGACTTCGGACCAACTGGCACCATCGCTGGCGTCCCGTCCGCCGTCGTCGGCGGGGTGACACCGTTGCCCGCCAGCATCGGAAAGCAGGCCTGCTCCTTGATGCTCTTGAGGTTGGTCTCCTGCTGATAGTGCTCGACCTGCAGGAAAGCGGCATCCTGCATCGGCGGCACGAACTGCCAGGAGCCTTCCTTGCGGCGGCCGGTGATGAACGGCACCACGGCGATGACACCGATGGCGATCGGGCCTTCCTGCACGGCCACCCACTCGACAGTGCCGGCGGCATCCTTCTGCTCTTCCCAAAGGATGAAGCGCGCCGGCCCGTAGCTGCCATTCGGCAGTTGATCCCGGATCAGCTCCCGGACGCGGTTTATGGTCGTCTCACCGTAGCCGCTGCGCACGGTCTCCGGCTCGTGGATGCGGACGCTGACGAACTCTTCCTTGCCGCCAATGACGGCGCTGTAGACGGCCAGCATGCGCTTTGCCGGCACATGCACCCAGTACGGCCGTGCCCCAAGCTTCTGCTCATCGGCAACCGTGGCGCCGGCCGGGACAGGCGGCTTGTCGACGAAGATCCAGTCGACGGCGTCGTTGATGCCCTGAAAGAACAGATTGGCGGCGAAGACGTGGAGGTGATTGCCCTGGCCGTCGATGTCTTCGATGAGCTCGGTCACCGACTGCGAGGCCTTGCCGTCGACAAGCCCGACCTCCTTCGCGAAGGGCTTGGCGGCCAGGTTCTCGACGATGTCGCGATAGATGTTCGTGAACTTGGCGTTCCTGCAGCGGTAGTCGTAGTCCGGCTTCGTCTCGTTCGGGAACTTCGGGAGATACTTCTCGCCCGCCGCCCGCATCGTGGTGGCACCACCCAGGATCGCATCGACCATGGCCCAGAACGGGTGCATGGCCTTCCAATCGGAGGACGGCTCGTTCGGCTTCAGGTCGGGCATCAGCGCGAACTCCCGTAGCCCCCAAACACCGCCTGCCCGCCGCCGCTCTTCAGCAGCCGACCGAACGCTCCCGATGACGCATCGACCTGGTCCTTGAAGCTGCTCCCTGGGAACAGGCAGAGCTCGTCCAGATAGGCCTCGTTCCAGTCGGCCGAGACCAGATAGACGTTGCCGGCCTCGCACTGCGACGAGAACGGTTCGGCTCGTGTGGCCTTATCGCCGGTCTCCGGCTCGGCCTTCACCTTCCAGCCGGCCAGCAGCGAGACGTAATCCCTCGCCTGGACCTTGCCGGCCTGCCCGGGGTCCTGCGGCAGGCTGATCTCGACATCCTTGCCGTCGATCTCGGCCGTGGCCTTGATCAGCCGTCTCACTGCGGCGCCCTCGTCCTGCGTCTTCACGACATGACCGACGATGAATGAACCATCCGGCGCCCTACCCAGCTTCACGCCGGCGGTACGAGCGGCCGTCTGCTTCTTGGTGGCGGCTAGATCCCAGTGTCGGACCCAGATCGTGCCCGCCGGCGCCTGCCGAATGAACTTGCCCGCGAACCACTCCCGCTTGAACAGACCGCCCTCGCGAGGCACCGGACGCTGCTGGTACTGGCCGGCATACGCATACGCCGTGGTATCTCGCTTGAGCTTGTCGACCGTGGGCCGCGCGAAGCGGATCGGGTCGAGAAGGTCCCCCTCGCTTTGACGCGGGTCGGTGAAGCCGATCTCCGTACTGCAGCGCCGCTCGACCTCGAATTCCATGGGCAGGCAGAGATGCACGTATCCCATGCCCAGCTTCACGATCGTGCCGGAAACGTCATCCTCATGGAGACGCTGCATGATCACGATGATGGCCGACCGCTCCTGGTCGTTCAGACGGTTGATCGCGCCTTCCCGAAATTTGCGTGTCGTGGCTATGCGCTCGGCAGGGCTCTCCGCCGTCTCCGTCGAGTGCGGATCGTCGATGGTGAGCCGATCGCCACGCTGCGATGTCAGCGAACCGAAGGCGACACCCTCGCGCGTGCCGGTGTTGCTGTTGGCGAAGCTGGTCTCGCCGGTTCGGGTCAGCACGACCTCGGGCCAGAGCGATCGATACCACTCCGAAAGGATCAGATCGCGGCACTTCCGGGTATCGCGCTTGACCGGCCCATCGTTGAAGGCCGTCGTCAGGTAGCGCATCGACCGAAGATGCGCCTGCGTCCACTCCCAGGCCGGCCAGAGCACGCTCACCAGGAGCGATTTCGACGAACCCGGAGGGACGTTGATCAAGAGCCGGTTGATCCGGCCTTCCGTCACCGCCTCGAGGTGCGCGCAGATCGCGTCGAGATGCCAGTTCCAGACCAGCGTCGTGCTGGGTTCCAGAACACGCCAGGCCTCGCGCACGAATCCCGCCAGCGTCTTGCAGCGGGCCCTGATCTTCTCGGCATCCCGAGCGACCCGCTCGCGCTCAGCCTCTGCCTGCCGCCGCGCCTTCTCCGCCCTGATCAGGCGCATCATCGTCGTCGGATCCGGCAAGCGGACCGAAGATGCGTTCGAGCTTCGAGAGGTCATCATCGCTGACCTTCGTCAGGTCGACATGCTGGATCGGGCCGCCGTTCCTGCCGGTATGCTGCATCGAGGCAAGCTTCGGATGCACATAGGGCGCCGCCGCCTTCGCCATTTCGTCACGACGGGCGTCGCTGGCCTTCGGGTTGCGCATCACCCGCAACATGTAGTCGAGAGGGGTTTCACCGCCGGCCGCGACGCGCTCCTGTCGCGCGATGGTGGCCTTGTTCGGCACGCCCTTCTTGCGTCCTGCACCAGGGCGTCTACCGCCGTTCTTCATCGGAAATCCCGGGCCCGTTCTATTTCAGTTCGGCCAAAGAAAACGCCCGCTCGATTTCTCGGCGGGCGCAATTCGTACTCACACCATATTCATGACCTAGTGTCGGTCAAGTTGTCAAGATGTTGTGCCCTCTGCCGGACCCATCCGCGCAGCGTGCACCAGAGGTCGAGTCCCTGCTGATAGATGGCAAGAGCCTGCCCCGCATCGAGTCGACGCTCCTTCTCGATGTCAGTTAGAGTCTTCGGCTCAACCAGGCAGTCGAGCACGACGGAGAAGCTGATATGGCTAGATTTGGCTAGTTTTAGCCAGTTCGCCCACGCTGCCTTCAGAGCCACGCTCAACTCGTGCTCACCGCCACCATGGCCAGGCGCGAACGACCCATACTTGGCGCTGGCCGTGCCCAATCCGACGGTCATGGTGCGCCACGTCAAAATCATCTCGCCTTCAGCCTGCCGCTGCATCGGCGTGAGCTGCCTATACCGCCATGCTTCCGATTGCTTCACCCGGGTGAGGTTCTTCCGAGCCTTGCGCTTGCTCTCAGGATCATCGACGGCGACCTCGACCGTTGCCTTGGCCTGAATGGCATCGTTATCGGTCTTTTTGCCGAGCTCATGGCGGAGGGCGAGCAGGTAGCGCCGCTGCGCCGTCCAGTCGAGCCGCCGGCGCGTCAGGGCATCGTAGTCCAAGTCGTCATACGGGCCTTCAGCCAGCGGATACGGCCCCAGCCTCCGCAGCCGATCATCGACTTCCCGAACGCTCTTCGGTGCCCGCTTCGGCGCAGGCTTCTTCGCGGGCTTGTCGCCTGTCGGTGACTTCGGCCGCACGCCACTCTTGGCCTGAACCATCATCGGCATTACCGATTCTCCCCGCCCCGCTTCCGAGCTCTCCACACCACGAACGGCCAGGGCGGAATGTGCCGTCCCCAATGCTCTAACACGTAGGTGAGGATGAAGGGCATCGGCCCAGCTATCGCGCAGAACACCAGAACCGCGATCGCCGTATCGGCCATGACGTCCTCATGAAGATGGAGCATCCAAAGCAGCAACACGGTGCCGCCGAGCCACCAAACCAGCCAGGCCACCAACATCCAGCTCATTTGCCGCTCCCATACAGCCGCTTCGCCTCGCCCTCGATGACGGCCCTCGACCAGTCCGGCAGTCGTTGCAGGTCCGCCCGCAGGAACATGATCACGCCTTGCCCGAATGCCTTTGCCGCCATTGCTCGGATCTGCGCTTCGGTCGCCGGCGCCTCTCCCTGGACGCGGTCAAGGCTGCTGCGCGCCCGGTCGCGCTGGTACTGGTTGGCGGTGACCATGGGGTAGACGCCGCTCATGCTGCCTCCGGGATGTCTCGGGATTCCGGGACGATGCGTGCCGGCGCTGGCTGGCCAGTGTGTCGAGCCCGGGCAAGTTCAGCACACCGCTGCGCCGTCGGACTGAACGTCCTGCGTTCAGTCGGCATGTCCCGCTTTTCAACGGCATCCGAGGCCGGCGGAAACTCAGCCGTCCAAGCCTCGGGCTCCCGGTTCTCCATCGCCGCCAGCTCGCGCTCGTAGCGCGCCGCCTTCGCCTGGTCGCCACTGCGAAGAGCCCACTTCAGCAGCGTCCGGACACGCACCTCAGGCGGTTCGGGCCGGAATGGCGCGACCGGCTTCGGTGCGGTCAGCTTCGCCAGGATCGCCTCGGTGCGTGCCAGGGCTGTCCGACGCTGCTCAAGGGCTGCCGCCACCGGCGTCTGAAACCCCTCCGCCATCGGCGCAACATCACCCTGCATCCAGGTCAGTGTCGCCTTGGTCCAGAGATCACCCGGCAGCTTGCCGTTCATCGCGAGCCAGCGCTTCGTGGCGTCGTCATCGAGCACAAGGCCGAAGCTCTTCGCCAACTTCCGGAGACACCAGCGGGCATCCTTCGGCGCCGCGGGCTCGAGATCCTTCCGCAGGATCGGCAACGCCTTCCGGACATCGGTGACCTCCGGCAGGTTTGCCGGCAGCGTCCATGCCGGTGCCGGCCCATCGCCCAGCACCAGCGGATCGGCTATGGCGCGGCGGACTGATTCGGGGATCTTGGCCGTCATGCCGCGACCTCGCTGCGGTCGATTCCCAGCATCGCATCGCGACGCCTCTGCGCCAGTTCGGCGAGCGTCAGGTCGCTCTTGCTGGGCGTCGGCGCTGGAGCCTGCGCGGCCTGTTCGTCGGCAACCCGCTGATACTCAGCCGCCTTGGCTTTCTGCTCGGCGACCTGCTCCGCGATGGCGTCTTCGGCCCATTTCTTGACGGGTCGGTTCTGCGCCTTGGCCAGCTTGACCTCGAAATGCGCGGCGGTGCGGGTATCGCCGGCTTGCCGGCGCAGTAGGACCGAGGTCCGCAGCCGCTCCTGCAGCGTCGCTAGCGGTGCTGGGGCGGCGAGTTGCGGCCGCGCTGGCGTCGACAGGCGTCGCAGGGCCTCCTCCAGGGCGCGATGCTCGGCGATGCGCTTCGCGGCCAGGCGATCGCATTCCCGCTTGAGATCGGCCCAGGCCGGCCACCAGCGGCTGCTGTCGGCCCAGCGCTGGCACGCGACCTGGATCACATCCGCCGGATACTGGGCGAGGTCGTTAGCGTAGGCGGCGCCGCGGAGCTCCTGATCGGCCTCGTTCTGCTTCGCGCCGACAGTCCTTCGCTCAAGGATCGTCAACGCCTCTGCGGCTACGCGATGCCCGCCAGGTCGGCACTGGTTGCGGCAGGTCTCCAGGGCGCGACGGATCGTCCCCTCGGCGTGCTGGCCGGTGAGAACTGCCGCGTCGACGACGGCCCCATCGAATTGGCCATCGGCACCGAAGACCGAGCGCGAAGTGAACTTCAGCGCGCTCGAAATCGTTGCCGGCAGGCCGGCCGTCGTGATCGTGAGATAGCCGCTCATGGGTCGAGAATCCCCTTCAACGGTTTGGTACCGGCGACCGACATGGCGCCGCGGTAGAGGGCTTCGGAATTCGATTGCGGTCGCTGCCGGCGGCCATCGGCGGGATCATCGAAGCCGCCCTCAAGCAGCTTCGTGAACTTGGCCTGGCGAAGGATGAAATCGAGATCGCAGCGCCAGTTCTCGTGGCCGTTCGTGCGTCCGGACTTGCCGGTCAGGAACGAGCTCGCCTCAGCCTTCGCGAGAGCGGCTGACCAGCCCTCCAGGCCGCCACATTCGGACAGCCGTAGCTTCAGCGCTCGACGGCGAGTGTCGGTCAAGCGCTGGGCCTTTGGCCATCCGACGCGATCGGCCGCCGCGTTCCACAAGTTCAGCGCTTCGGCCTCGGGTGATCGATCGAAGGCGAGCGGAGGGTACGGGTCATCCTCGTGCTCGGGGGGCGCTGGTGGAGGTTGGTCGGCCGGCGGCGGGTTCGGCGCGTTAGCGCCATCCGGCGAAGCCGCCGTCCCTTCTTCCCCTATAACTTCTTTTCCCTGTCCCTCTCTCTTCCCTGTCTCTGTCCCTGTCCCTGTCTTACCAATCTCACCACCGTCTACGTAGGCGTCTACATCTCCGTCTTTGTCGATGTCGGAGATGTCTACTCCTGCGTCTCGACATAGTTTCTCAAGCGTCTCCATCTTTGCACCGCGAGGAACGGGAATTCCCTTGGCGCGCAGTGCGTTAGACAACTTCTTCAGACGTTCACGCCACCGGCGCTGACGCTCGTTCTTGGCCTCGATCTCACCGCGATGGTCCAACCGGCGGTCCCACGCCTCGCAGACGATTTCGGCGACAACCTTGTGATAAAGTCGGCCGTCCGCGGCGAGAAACCAGCCGCGTAGTGCCTGCAGTTTGACTTTTTTCCACGCGCGAACGCTCTCACCATAGCCTGCATAGACACTCAGGAGCCGATCGTTGTCGGGGAGTGAGCCGGCCGGGAGCTCCTTCGCGAAGGCGTGCCACCACAGCCGAAGAGCGGCGCAGCGACCCTCGGGGCTGGCCTCAATCCAGGTCACCGAGTCGAACAGGCGATCGCCCTTCAACGGCATGAAATCCATGCCGCGCAGATCGCTGTCCGCGGGGACAGGTGGCGGAGGGAGCTGGTCGGCCATTTACGCGGCCTCCTTCTCGTTGTCGGTAATATCGAAGAGGGTTGGCATCGCCGCTTCACGCTCTGCCGCACGCAGGTACCAAGCGCTGTCTTTCCAATAGCCGGCATTGAGTTCGCAGCCGAGGCCTCGACGCTTCAGCTTGAGCGCTCGCAGCGGGACGGTCCCCAATCCCGAAAACGGATCGAACACCACGTCGCCCGGCATCGAGTGCTGCACCACCAGCCGGTCGACGATGTCGAACTGCAGCGGGCAAAGGTGCATCTCGCGGCCCTTGGCATACTGCTCGCCGTTCAGGGTCCGCATGCGCGTGATGTCGGACCAGATGTCAGGATGTGTCGACTGCGGCGGCAGCAGCATGAACGTCGGGGGCAGCTTGCCCTGCTCCTCGAGCCCTTCAGCGATCGCGACGTGGTTCTCGAAGTCGTAGACCGTCGTCTCGGAGTACGCGCGGAACACCTTGTAGATCTGATCTGCCGGCATGCCGGCGAGGTCCTGGGCCATCAGAAGCCGGTTGCCGCTGCTGCGAATCACACCATGGGCATCGAGCTGCCAGCGGCCCCGGCTGTAGCCTTCGGCATTCTCCCAACGATCGTGGCGCCATTCCTTCTTGGCCTTGACGACCGGCTCGTCGGCATAGCCGTTGCTGCGGTCGGTCGGCGGCTTGCGAAAGCGCAGCACGTATTCGGGCATGCCGTTGCCCATGCGCGAGCCGTCCTTGCACTGTTCGGTCCAGCCCAGCCGGTAGGTCTGATTGTTCTCACGAACGACGTCCGTCGACACGGTAACGCGGCTCAGGAAGCCAAACCCGTGCTTGCGGAAATGCGCAATCGTGTGGTCGCTGAAAGGGCTCACGGTTTGGAAGCCCATGCCGCTCAGCCCGGAGGGCACGATGCGATCCTTGACGTGCACGGCGGCGATCCGGCCGGGCTTCAACACCCGAAACAGCTCGCGCGTCAGGTAGTCCATCTGCTCGAAAAAATGCGGATCGTCGTCGGTGTGACCGAAATCGTTGTACGAGGGCGAGTACTCGTACTGCGTCGAGAATGGAATGCTGGTGACGATGAGGTCGACGCTGTCGGCCGGCATCGCCTGCGTTTCGAGAACGCTGTCGTTCTTGACCAGGCGCCATCCCTCGCCGAATGCCTCTTCGCGGGCCGTGCCAATCGATCGCTGCAGGGCCGATGCCATGGCCGACTGGCTGAGCCCGTACTCCCGGATGATGGCGGCCATCTTGGCGCGCTGTTCGTCGTGCTGCTTCCAACGACGCTCGATCCGCCGGCGACGTTCGCGCTCGGCCGAGGTGTAGATCAGATCAACGCGGACGGGCCGCGGCTGGCCGAATCTCTGCAGCCGGTAGATGGCCTGGATCAGATCGTTGAACTTGTCATCGATCCCGACGAACACCGCCCAAGCACAATGCCGTTGAAAGTTGCAGCCGCTGCCGAGCATGACCGGCTTCGCCGCGAGTTCCTGGATGCGGCCGTTCTTGAAGTCGTTGATCGCCTTGTCGCGTTCGTCGAGGTCCTGGCTTCCATAGACGCTGACCACGTCCGGCACGGCCTGCTCAATCGCCCGGCGTTCGTCTTCCAGATGATGCCAGATCACGCGGTGGGCAGCAGGATCTTCGGCGCGAATCTCCTGCAGCTTGCCGATGCGGCCCTCAAGGCTGTCGCGCTTCTCTCGCGCAGCATCTTGGACGCCGGCCGCGGCGTTGCGGAACATCCGCACCTGCCCGTCGCGCTCGGCTCCAGCGCCCTTGTGGTCGGTCGGGATCTCGTGCCACCGAACGTCGAGGGATGGCAGCTCGTAGCCCTCATCGCTGAAACCGAGGTCCGACGGCTTCTGCACGAACAGCGCCCACGAGGCGACCCACAGCCAGAATTCCCGCTCCTTGTGCGGATGCAGCGTCAGGGTGTCGGCTTTCTCGCTGTTGCGCTTGAAGAACCGCGTCTTGGCCTGCCCGATGTCCATGATGCCAAGGAAGGCGGCATAGGCCAGAAGCTCGATGTACTCGTTCGGGCTGGGCGTCGCCGTAGCGACGAAACGATAGCCCTCGGTGTGCTCGAACAGCCGCATGAACTCGCGGAAAGTCTTGGTCCCTCCGAAGCCTCGCAGGATCGACGCCTCGTCGAGGCTGACACAGAAGCCGGTCGGGTCGAGCTTGCCTTCGCGCACGCTCTCGTAGTTGGTGAGCCAGATCGGCCGTTCATCGTCGATCTGGCGCGTCTCCTGCACGAACCGAAGGTCCACGGCGTGCTCGCCAAGGAAGAACCGGGCGGCATCCTCAATGAACTCTTGCCGGACGTTGAGCGGCGCCACGATAAGGCGCGGCACCTTCACCGGCGCCAGCCGCATGACCTCGATCTGCGTCACGCTCTTGTGCAGGCCAAACGAAGAGAACAGCGCTCGCCTGCCGCCGCGCAGCAGCCATCGGACCGAGGCCTGGGTGAAATCCTTGAGCCGCGGGTTCATCCGCGCGGGATCGACGTCAATCCCGCTGCCGTGGTCGAGCTTGATCTTTGCCTCTAGGAAGGACTGGTAATCGCGTTCCATCAGTGCCTCAGGAACGCGATGGTCTTCGGGGTCGACCAGCAGAGGGCACAGGTCCCGCAGCAGTCGGTCTTTCCAGTCTGCGCCGGACAAACGATGGCGCCGGCGGCTGCGGCCTGGTCTTCGGTGTCGACCGTCACCGCGCGGAACTGGCCTTCCTCACCGTCGCTGAAGCGTATCGAGCACCGGGGATGCTGGTTGATCCAGTCGATCGCGCCGGCGATGTCGCAGCCATTCCGGGCCGTGTAGCCGTAGAGGTGCAGGCCCGGCAGCCGGTCGAGCATGTCATGCCAGAAGCCCACGTATTCGGCGCTGAAGAAGTCACCGAGCACATGCAGGCGCACCAGGATCAGGCCATGTCGGGCATGCAGCTTGCGCAGCTCGGCGTCGAGCAACGGCATCAGGTCATCGTCGACCTGGATCCGTTGCGACCAGTTCATGTTGTTGCCGTAGCAGTCCCGCCAGTGCGCGCAGGATCTCGGGCAGGTGGCGCGCTCTTCGAGCGTGAGCGTGAACACCTTGGCGCCTCGAAGGTGGCCTTTCATCACCGACGCACCGATCTTGCGATTGTGCTCGCCGGACTTCAGCAGGCGTTCCTGCAGGGCTGCGGTCGCGACGCGCGCGCCGAACAGCGTCCGGCCTTCGATCACGGCACCGTGCGAAGACGCAAGCACATGGGGATTGCCGGCGGGCTTATGCTCGGCAAATCGGCGCTTCGGTGTTCCCGGCGCCGAGTGCTGCCGCGCAGACCGATGCACAGAGCCGCCGCGCAGGGCGTAGCGCACTGCACAGATTCCGCGATGGTTGGCAGGCCGGCCGCAGCCGCAGAGGGTTTCCGTGGCGACCAGCATCAGTCGGCAACTGGTGTGAGCGATGCAGCATTCAAGCGACGCTTGTTTGCGCCAAACGCTGCGTCCACTATGGTCTGCAGGTAAATGAAAGCAGGGAGATTAGTATGGACGGAAGCTCTAAAACTGCGGCAGCAATATTGGCTGCCGAAGCCTCTAGGCAGCAGCAGCAAGAGATCGCCTCGGCACACAGTGCGCCAAGAGGGCGAGACATATCCGGCGAGCTTCTTGCGCTCTATAAGTACTTCCTGGCGCAAATCGACAAGAAGGCTGACTGAGCGAGCAAATAAAGCACTGATCACGCCACCCTCGCCTTCGGCCAAAGCCGCTCGTAGGCGACCAGCCCCACGGCGCCGGCATCGGCCTCGTGATCGGTCGCGACCTTCCATCCGAGCTTCATTGCGGCGGCGATCATGTGGACCTTCTCGACGCCGGTTGACCGCCCGGTGAGCGCGAACTTCACTTCGTGGATGGTGATCTCGCGCCACGGCAGCCCATGCATGCCGGCGAAGCCATAGGCGATGCCGACCAGGCCGTAGAGGATCTCAAGCTTGTCGACTTTGTCTTTAGGCGTGATGATCGGCCGCTCCCAGGCCACGGCGTCGAACGAGTGCACCGCATGCATCTCGTCGAGCCAGATCGTGAACCTGCCCAGGCGACGCGCGAGGTCGTTGCCCTCCTGCTCCAGCTTCAACGTGCCGAGCAGAGGCGGCCGGCCACGCACCATCACGGCGTGGCCGACGTTCGTTGCCAGATCAAGAGCAAGCAGCTTGGACATCAGTGCGCAGCGGCCTCGGTGCCGTTGCCACGACCGAGCGTGGCAGCAATTGCGTCCTGGCCGGTCTGCCAGCCGTTGTTCCAGGCGAACCAGTCAGGCTTGCCGGGCGTGTACGGGTTGCTTTCGCGATCCGCGCCCTCGCGGCCGGCCTGCTCACCCTTTGCCGTGGCATCGAGGGTGACGCCTTCCTCGTCTTCCTGATCAAAGAGTGACCACTGCGTGCCGAGTGGGCTGCCCATGATCTTGAGGTAGCGACCAACGTTGCGCTGTTCGCTGATGACTTCGCCGGTGGAGCGCTCGGCAATGCGGAAGGCCAGCTTCAGGCTGTCGACATCGACACCATCACCCTTCGCGACCTTGTACCGGTTGCGCAGCACGCCTTGTGCCTGGCTTGCCTTGTCGCGCAGCTCACGCCATTCGATTTCGGCGGCCTTGATCAGGTTGATGTGCATGTCGAGGGTCTGGTCCGACGCCTCGCCGACGTTCTTGCCCTTCTTGCTCTTCTTGGCATTCTCGGCGGCCGCTGCCTTGGACAGCGTCTCGATTGCTTCCTTGTTGGCGTCCGGTCCGGCGAAGTCACTGTGATCGGTGGAGTGCTGCCCGCGGGGTCGTTTGGCCATGTTCATTCACCTGGTTGGTCGAGGGGTAGGTGCCGGATCGTCTCTCTTGGCGTTTCAATGTCGGGGCTTCCGCCCGAGAGGTGGACACGCATTGACCGACACGGGAATTCCCGTATCGGCAGAAAGACTTGGTTCGCTGCGACTTCCGGCGTCGCCACCTGCAAGGTCCACCTCCCTATCCAATGACGCGCTGGCCGAGGGCCGTATCGATTGCGGCTTCGATTTCGTTGCCGGCAAAACCAAGCTCGCGCGCTCGGTCGCGCAGCATGTCGCGCGTAGCAGCGCGGGCGGCGGCCGGACTGAAGGTGCGATCGTCGCCGGCGCAGGCAGATTCGAACGCGCGATACTCGGCTGCGGCTTCGGCGAGGAGAGCGGCGGGTGTCGGGTCCATCGCTACACCTGATCCGCGGCAGCGATGATGCCGGCGCGGAGCTGCGTCAGCCCGCGGATGGCATCATCGATGTGCGGCAAGACCTGCTCCCGCTCTGCCGGCGAGACGCGCCCGTCGGCGATCGCTTTGATGATCGCCGCGATGGCTGCGCCGTGATCGCGGGTCTGATCGGCGATGGCCGTCAGAGCGACACCGTCAAACTCGTGGGGACTCTCGACGGGCTGGAAATAGCCGCCCGCCATGAAACAGAGGAGTTCGGCGCCGGCCGGTGACTTCGGCGTCGTCAGCGCCGCAACGCGCGCGTAGCTCATCTCCTCCGGCGACTGCGGATCGGTGTACGCATACGCCGTGGTCTGGCCGATGCTCAGACGGTTCATCACCATCTTCACGCCGCCGACCTGGTCGTACAGCTCGGAGATCGCGCCCTTCGGCGTATAGACCTCGCGCCGCTTCATCGGCCGGAAGGCCGCTACCGTCGTCATACGCACCCTCCGGGAAAGCAGGCCGATCGTTCCGGATGAAGGCGCGCATGCTGTGCAGGCATGTTCCCCTCATGGACGGTTCGGCAGAAGACAGTTGGAAACGGCTCGGCGCGGTGGTGCGCGACGTGCTGAACAGTGGGGCGATGCCAGGGTTGGGGAGGCATCGCCCCGCTGCAGGGCCTACGAGCGGGGGCAAGGAAGGGACCTGCAGCATTCGAAAAACTCTGTTGCCGACGAGCCCCTCGCTCGCTCGGCAGGTGGCCGGACCGATGCGCCCCACACGCTTTTCCGGTCCGGCCACCAAAGCTCCGTGATGTCCGCGTCATGCCGGCGCTCCGCTGCCGATGGCTTGAGCGATGCGCCGCGCGACCGCGCCTTTGACGCCGGATGCTTGTGCTTTGCGAAAGATCACCTGCTGCGCGGCCGTCAGGCCTGCCAGCGCCTGCGTCTTGGTCGACCGGTTGTTGTTCCAGAGCAACGTGCCGAGCGACGACAACAGGATGTCGTACTTGGCGCAGAGATCCTTGCGGCTCATGCCGGCATCGAAGTCCGCCAGGATCGCGGCCTTGCGCGCGGCGTCGGTTTGCTTTCGCTCGGTTTCCAGGTCGGCGAGGCGCTTGGCCGTCGCGGTGATGTCGGTATCGATCTCGGTGAGGGTTCTCATCACACCCTCCCCGATTCGACAAGCCGGGCGGCAACCAACAGGATCGCCGCTTTGCGGAGATCACTGATGGCCGAGCCGAACAACGAGACCAAGCAGATGCTGGCTGTTGGCGTCGCGGGATACGCGGTCGCCATGGAGACGCTGAACAAGCTGGAAGAGCGCGGCGTGCTGGACCGCAACGAGTGTGCCAGCATTCTCGATGCCGCGATTGCGGGCTTGGAGCGGACCGAAGAGAACACGCCCCACGAAGCCTTCCGGCTCGCGCGCCACATGCTCGATCGGCAGTTGCAGCTTTGGCAAAAGGAACGTCCGCAGTGACGCATCACGCCCCCTTCCCCTTCGCAGCCTTCTTCGGCTTGCGAACGGTCTTCGGCGCGCGGTCACCGGCTTCGAAGTCGAAGCGCAGGACGGGGATGTCGAGGGTGGTGGTGGCGGGCACCGGTCAGCCTCCGACGTACTGGCTGAGCGCGGCTTCGCTGGCGCGGGCATCGGCTGCGGCCGTCGAGATCCGGGCGATGGCCTCTCTGAGCTGGCCGCTTTCGATCTCGATGCTGAGGGTCTTGATCGCGTGCCGAGGTACAATCACTTCCTGGCCGGCTTCGGCGACAAGCGGCGCGGCGACACGCGCGATGACGCCACCGTTGGCGAAGGCCTGTGTGGGCTTGGCGGCGGCAACGCCCACCGCGGGCAACGCCAGCGGCAGGGCAAACAGAGTGCGGCGGGAGAGCTTGCGCATCAGGCGGCGTCCCGCTTGCGAGAGGGGCGGTTTGCGACGCCCGCGTGCGCGCGAACTAAAGCTTCATAAGTGAACTCCTTGATGCGCTTTTCCTTCGCCAGCTCGATCAGCGCCGACCAGACCTTCACGGGAATAGATTGCCGAGACGCCCATGAGGCGACCGTCGTGAATGGATGCTTGGTGTGGTGGGAGACGACCTTCACGCCGCCGAGGAGTTCGATTGCGTGGGATGGCGAAGTGATCATGGGCAGCGATGCTACGCATCTTGCGTAGGATCGTCAACGCCAAATGCGTAACGCAATTTGCGAAACAGAAAGGATGGATACGACCGACACGCCCGCGAAGCGTCTAAAGTGGGCTCGCGAACAAAAGAGCAGCTATGAAACCGCCACCGCTGCGGCGAAGGCCTTCGGTTGGACGGTGCCCACCTATCTCGGCCACGAGAACGGCGATCGCGTCCCGAGTAGAAAGGCTGCCATCAAGTACGGCGCCGCCTACAAGGTGCCATGGGCCTGGATATTGGAAGGTGGCCCGCTGCCTGGTAGCCGGGCCCCGAAGACAGGTCCGATCCCGACCAAAGGCGAAGTAGCGGCCGGCCAGTGGCTTGATCTTGATGTTGAACTGGACCCGCGGGACTTTGAGCAATACCCCATCACGGCAGATCCAAAGTATCCACACGAGGCGCAATACGGCCTGATCGTGCGCGGAACGTCCATTAATCGACTTGCCGATTCCGGAGACGTTTTGCACTGCCTCGACCTCGGTATCTCGAGCGTCGAGCCCGACGAAAACGACCTCGTGATAGTGGAGCGGCGGCGCGCTCAGGCCGGTCAGAAGGAAGTTACAGCCAAACGCATTCAGCGCCGCAATCGCGCTATCCTGCTGGTCCCCGATTCCACTGACTCGAAGTGGAAGCCAATCGAGCTTGACCCCAAGAAAGCCCAGGATGGCGAGGAGGTTGGCGTGGTGGCTCTTGTGCTTGCGGTTTACAAACCCTTGCGTAGGCGCAAGTAGCCGCTAATTGAGGCGGCTAAGTATCTCCCGCGTGTCGGTGGCGACAATCGCGCCGCAAGCATTCTTCAGCGCCACGTAGCGCTTATTTATGGTCACATCCTGAGGGTTCTGTAGCGTCGGTGAGCTTCGCCAATAGCCATCTATTGCGCCAGGCTGACCCAGTTCGCCCACGATCAGCACGCTAAGCCTGCCTCCCAGGGCTTGGGCTCGCTCTGGCGGCAGCGGTATGATGAAACGTCTCCTCAGCCAGCTTGTCGACTTGATCAACCTAAGCTCCGGCAGGGCAATTCCGTACTCGTCGGATTTCTCCGCCCTCACGACACGCGTCGCGCCGTAAGCGTTCTGCCCAACGTAGTCGTCTTTGTGCCGCGGACGACTTTCTACTGCGACAAGCTCAAAATCCTGCCGGATCGATGTTTCCGTTTCGAAAATGTTCGAGCCTGTCAGCGCCTCCCCCAACATGCTGCCGACGGTGAAGAATTCCTTGTCAGCATCATACGGCGCATGGATAGGCGCCATCGCCACCACGCGACTAGATCCATAGTCGTGGATTAGCGCTGCCTTGATCTTCTGAATCGCGCCTTCGACTCGCAATTCGAAGGCGCCGGTGGTTTCGAATTCGCCCTTCGGCTCGATGCCGCCGCGAACTCGGTTGTACAGGTCTACGATCGGCGTTGGTGTGGGCCGGGAGCCAAGAATATCGGCACACCATTGGGCTGCAGGCCTGGTCTGCGCTTTGGCCGGAGGCGTCACCCAGCCGATCGCCGAACAGGACAGCGCCACCCATAGAGCGCTTGAGGAGAAGACCCACCACCGCATGTGCGCGAACCCTATTTCGAAAAGCTACGCATTTTGCGTTGACCGCAACTACGCATTGTGCGTAGTATCCCTCCCGTCACCGACGAGGAGCCCATGCCCGCCACCCTCAACCAGCCGCACACCGGCCTCACCCGTTACGGCTTCGCCGACCGGATGGAGCAGATCGACGCCGCGATCCGTCGCGACCGCCGCCCGCTCCCCTCGCACGATCTCAACACCGACAACTACCGCCGCTGGGCCCGCGCCGTCCTGCATGCGGAGGTCAAGCACGCCGTTGATGACTTCTGGCGCTGCGCCAACGCTCTCGGTGCCGGGCTCGTCTTTGACGACTACCACCGTGCCCGCGAAGCCGCGCCCTACCGCTTCGATCACGAGCGTAAGGCCGAAACGGCCCTGCACTGGCTAGACCAGCTCAACCTCCATGACGGCACTGCCCGCGATCCCTGGTCCCACTGGACGATCTACTCGCGCGAGCGGCGCCGGGAATGGGCTCGGGAACGCTGGCAGCTCAAGCAGAAGTTCTCGGTGGCGATGGGTGCCTATCTCGGGGCGCGTGTCGCCTACCAGGAAGGGCTCGTCGTGGTCGTTCGGCAGAAGGCGGCCGCGTGATGGGACTTCATCGCTGCACCGAAGCCGAGTGCCCTTACGAGGGCGACCTTAGCCCCAGTAGCTGCGGCTGCCACAAGACGGATGAGCGGATCATGGCCGATGCGGCCAACGCCCTGCTTGTCGCCTTGAAGGCGCTTGTCGCTGCCGACGACGCGATGCTCGCGTTCTTGCTTACCGCCGACGCGGACAAGATCGGCGAAGAGGCGTGGGCGGCTCAACACAAGGAGCGGGCTACCCATAAGCGGGACGCGACCTTGGCGGCAATCGCCGGGATCAAGGCCGCCGAAGCGGCTGGCATCAAGGCGGAGGGCTGAGATGGCAGCCCACAAGTACAAGAGCGCCTGGATGGTCGAGCGCCGCGACCACGACAGCGGCTACATCTCCTACGAAGTGTGGAGCCAGCGCCCCTTCACGCGGCTGTTCTGCATCAGCGAGCACGACAACAAGGCAGCCAAGGCAATCGCCGAGAACATTGTCGCTCAGCACAACGAGGCGGCCGACATGCTGGACGCGCTCTATGCCTGCGCGTCCCTGCTCCACGACAAGCCGGAGCATCATGCCGCGCTGGAGAAGGCGCGCGTGGCTATCGCGAAAGCCGAGGCTCGCGCATGAGCACGCACACCCTCACCACCACGATCCCCCACGGCCCGGCCGATATCGGCGCCGAGGTCGAGTTGGAGATCACCTTCAACTTCACGGCCGGCGCGGCACCAATCTTCCATCCGGCGGACGAGGCCTGTCCCGGTTATCCGGACGCCATCGAGCTGGTCTCGTGCAAGGGACCTATCAACCACCCTGCCTACGCCGACCTTGAACAGCAGCAGCTCAACGATATCGCCGAGGCGTGGCTGGAGAGCGATGACGGGCGCGAGGCGGCGTTGCTGCAGGCCGCCGACGACAACGAACGGGACCGCGAGTACGCGGCCGAGTTGCGGGCGGAGGTCCAGTGATGGAGGGCGCCTTCACCCTCTTCGACAAGCCGAAGCGCCTCGCCGACTTCAAGGCCTTCCTGACGGCCCGCGGCTGCGACGTGCTGGCCCCGACGAACGAATGGGAGCTGCTGCGGTTCAAGGCGGCCGGTCGTACCAACGTCGTCTACACGAATAGCAAGCGCGGCATCGCCGTTGTCGGCCCGGACATTGGCCCGGCAGCGGCCTCCTTCGTGAACGGCCAAGCCTGGAAGCCTGCCGGTGCCGCGAGGAAGGACGCGCTTAACAGCCGCCGGCGCCGCGTCCTGGCCGCCCGGCTCATCGAGCGCGATGGCACCGACTGCTTCTACTGCGGGAAGCCGCTCGGCGATGACGCCACGGTAGAGCACTTGGTTTCGCAGGCCCATGGCGGCCCGTCGCGCATCGGCAATCTCGCCCTTGCCCATGCTGAGTGCAATCAGGCCGGCGGCCACCTGTCGGTCATCGAGAAGATCAAGCTGCGCGAGCAGATGCACGCGGACGCGGAGGGCCGGATATGACCGAACAGGAAGCCAAGACGAAGTGGTGCCCGTTCGTACGCGCGCCGCATCTCGGGACCGCCGGCATCAATCGGCAGGTCGACGAGCAACCGACGCCGCAAGCCCGCTGCATCGGCTCTGCCTGCATGGGTTGGCGTTGGGCTGGTGCATGGGACGCGAACCACGGGGGGTTTCTGAACGATTCGACCGACATCAGGGAGCGCACCGTCGCCGGCAGGCTCATGGAGCATGAGAAGGCCGTGGGCTACTGCGGATTGGCAGGCAAGCCATGAGCGCCGACAGCAGAACGCTGCCGAGTGAGAAAGCTGCCGCGGCATTCCTCTCTGAACTCGATGCTCTTTGCGAGAAGCACGGCATCGTCATCGATGAAGGCGCGCAACTCTACGAGATGGAAGATGGCGACCGTGACTTCGTCTACGTCGCCGACGAGGAAGGAGTGTTGGCCCGCACATGACCGACCCCAGCGCCGCCCTCCGCGAAGCCATGCGTTACGAAACCGACCCTGCATGGAGCCGCCTGCCCGTCGAACCGATCCCTCGGCCGGCCCGCTTCTACTGGCCCGAGATCCTGTGCGCGGTGCTGGCCATCGCCTGTCTCGCAATCGCTGTCACCGTGGGAGTCTCCGCATGACGACGCTCGCTGACATGCTGATCCTCAGCCACGTCGGGATGATGGCGATGCGGGATCGCATTGAGCGCGCCGAGACGCGGCCGCAGCCCAACCGGCTCCCCGTCCCCGCTACGCGCAGCCGAGACACTCGTCGACGAGTGCGCCGTTCGAAGCCCAATCAATCCATCCTGAGGAGAGACCGATGATCACGCTTGGCGAAGGTTTTCACCGCAACGTCCCGATGGAAAGCTACTTGGGCAACCTGTGTCCTGGCGTCTCAGTCTCGGGCTCGACGCTCTGGACCTTGCACGACAGTTGCCCGGCCAAGGCGCTGTCCAAGCACTACCTCAGCCCGTGGGCCGAAGAGGACGAAGAGTCCGCATCGCAGGATGACACCGCGGCAAAGGCTTTCGGCAGCGCCGCCCACGCCTACCTGATCGAAGGCAAGGAAGTCTTCGACGCGCAGTATGCCGTGAAGCCTGACGGCATGTCATTCGCGACCAAGGAAGGCAAGGCTTGGCGAGCCGATCATCAAGATCGCCGAATCGTGACCTTCAAGGAGTTCGAGACGATCACCGGCATGGCAAACGGCATCGTCGCCAATCCTGCCGCGCACAACGCTTTCAGTGAAGGCGAGCCGGAAGTCACCGCGATCTACCAGGATCCGGAGACCAAGCTCTGGCTGAAGGTCCGGCCCGACTACCTGCGGCCGGGGCTGGCCATCAACTACAAGACGACCCGCAACGCCGCGCGCGAGCCCTGGATGCGGGATGCCTGGAACCTTGGCTATGCCGTAAGCGCCGCCCTTTGCGTCGACGTGCTGAAGGCGCTGGGCCAGGACGCGCACTACGCTTTCGTAACACAGGAGAAGGCCCCGCCTTACCTGTGTGCGGTTCGCGTCCTCTCCGACGACTTCCTGCAAGGCGGCCGGATGATCTACCGCCGCGCGCTGCAGCGCTTCGCCGACTGCCTCGCCGCCGACAAGTGGCCGGGCTTCGCCGATGGCGTCGAAACGATCCCGCTGCCCCCGTGGGCAGATCGAACCCTAGCCAACATGGAGAGCCCAACGTGAACGCCCCAGCCCGTCAGACCGGCAACGGCACCGCCGCCAACGTCGCCAGCATCATCGGCGGCCGTGCCCCGATGCCTCGCTCCGAGGCCACCCAGGTCGAACAGAGCCGTGCCATTGCCGAAGTACAGGCCATGGTGACGGTCGCTCAGTCTCGGCCGCGCGATGTCACGCGTGCGATGGAACAGATGCGCCAGTCCTGCGCGATGATGGGCCTGGCCGAGCGCGCCTTCTTCAAGTTTCCGCGTGGCGGCCAGAGCGTTTCCGGCAAGTCGATCCATCTCGCTGTGGAGCTGGCCCGCTGTTGGGGCAACGTGAACTACGGCATCCGCGAACTCAGCCGCGATGACATTGGCGGCCAGTCCGAAATGCTCGCCTTCGCGTGGGACCTCGAAACCAACTCGCGGGCCGACACGACCTTCATCGTCCCGCACAAGCGCGACAAGAAGGGCGGCCCCGAGGCCCTGGTCGATCTTCGGGACATCTACGAGAACAACGCCAACAACGGTGCCCGCCGGCTCCGCGAGATGATCTTCCGCATCGTGCCACCGTGGTACCGAGAGAAGGCCGCCGAGCTCTGCCACGAGACACTGCAGCGCGGCGAAGGCGACGAGCCGTTGCCGGTCCGCATCGCCAACATGGTGGCGGCCTTCGCTGGCATCGGGATCGGTCGCGATCGCATCGAGGCCCGCGTTGGCTCCGTCGATAAAATGACCGCCGTCGACCTCGCCAACATGATCGTGTCGTTCAAGTCGATCAAAGCCGGCGAGATCAGCAAGGACGAGGAGTTCCCGCCCCTCACCGCTGGCCAGGTCAACCAGCTTCTCAATCCCTCCGCGCCGCCGCCTACCTCAAATCCGGAAGGCGGCGCGAAGGGCGGGCAAACGGCTGTTGATCCTCCCGCAGCCGCGGCCGGTAGCGATAGCAAACCCGAGGCCACCGGCCAGCCCGCTCAATCCGACAACGGTCAGCAGGCCGCGCAGGAGCCGACCGATCTCGTCCCCACTGGCGCTGGGCAGGAGGACATCGCGGCGAAGATCGTTGCGCTGATCAAGGAAGCCAAGACCGAGGACCGCGTCCACGCCATCACGTCCGCCAATGCCGAGCGGATGAAAAAGTGGACGCAGGGCAATCGCGTGAAGGTCAACAACGCGGCCGAGGATCAGATCGAGGACCTGCAGAAGCTCTGAGGTCCTGACGCACGCACTACGGAGAGAAGCTCATGGCAAAGAAGATCGAGAAAGCCGTAAAGGCGCCGCTGAGGATCGTCAATCTGGTCGCCGAGAACTTCAAGCGGCTGGTCGCGGTGGAGATCACGCCGGACGGCAACGTGGTCGAAATCACCGGAGCCAACGAGGCCGGGAAGAGCAGCGTTGTGGATGCTATCTGGGCAGCGCTCGGCGGCGAAGACAGCATCCCGGACATGCCGATCCGCAAGGGCGAGAGCAAGGCGATGATCCGCCTGGATCTCGGTGAGTATGTCGTCATCCGGTCTTTCAAACTAAAGGACGATGGCAAGACGGCCTCCTCGCAACTGCGCGTCGAGAACGCCGACGGTTTTCGGTCACAGTCGCCGCAGACCGTCATCAACGGTCTTCTCGGCCGGTTCGCCTTCGATCCGCTGGAATTCGACCGGCTGAAGATGAAGGACAAGTTCGAGACCATGAAGGGCTTCGTCCCCGGCGTCGACTTCGCCGCCATCGCGAAGTCCGATGACGAGGATCGCAAGGCCCGCACCGATGTGAACCGTGACGCCAAGGCGATCCAGGCGCAAATGGATGCCATCGTCATTCCCGACGACGCCCCAACCGAGAAGACCGACGAAGCCGCCTTGGTCGACGAAGTGGCTTCCGTCGGCGACTTCAATGCGCAGCTCGAGCGGCGCGAGGAACGCCGGCAAGCCATCGCGGCCGAAGCACAGGGGCATCGGGAAGACGCCAAGGCAGCCCGCGATCGCGCCACCGATCTGCGCAAGCAAGCCGATGCGCTGGATGCCCAAGCCGAGGCGAGCGATACGTTGGCCAAGGAACGCGAAGACAGGCTTGCTAACGCAGAACCTCTGCCCGCGCCCAAGGATGCTTCAGAGGTCCGCGCTCGCCTGGAGAAGGCCAAGGCCGACAACGCCCTGGTCGATCTCCGAAACCGCCGAGAGACGCTGGGGAAGCAGCACGATTCCCTCGTAACCAAGTCGGCGGCACTGACGGCGGCGATCGACAAACGCCAATCCGACAAGTTGGCCGCCATCAGCGAGGCGAAGCTGCCTGTTGACGGGCTGGAATTCGGCGACGGCGTCATCCTGCTCAATGGCATCCCGCTGGATCAATGCAGCGCCGCCCAGCGGCTCAAAACCTCCATTGCGATCGCCATGGCCGCCAACCCGCGGCTACGGGTCCTGCGCATCAGCGAAGGCTCCCTCCTCGACAGCAACGGCATGAAGATCCTTGCCGAGATGTGCAAGGGCCGCGGCTACCAGGCTTGGGTCGAGCGGGTCGACGATACCGGCAAGACGGGCTTCTTCATCGAAGAAGGCCGGTTGCGGGATGCGGCTGCCGAGCGCGAGGCCGCGTGATGGACATCATCGTCGACATCGACGGCACCCTGGCCGACTGCACTCACCGGCTGCGTCACATTCAGAAGCAGCCGAAGGATTGGGACGCCTTCTTCGCCGACTGCGGCAAGGACGCCCCGATCAACACAGTGATCAATATCGTGGAGGCGCTGGGCCTGGCCTCGAACACCATCATCTTCTGCAGTGGCCGGCCCGAGCGCTGCCGCGCTGACACCGAGCAATGGTTGCGCACGATGTTGAACTATGTCGCGCCGACCCCTCTCTACATGCGCCCTGATGGCGATCGCCGAGACGATCAAATCGTGAAGCGCGAGTTGCTGGCCCGCATTCGTGCCGATGGGTTCAACCCCGTTCTGGCGATCGATGACCGCAGCCGTGTCGTCGCCATGTGGCGGGCCGAAGGGCTGATTTGCGCTCAGGTGGCAGAGGGGGATTTCTGATGGACCTTACCCAAGCCCTCGCACTGGTCGAGGCCTCTCCTGACCATCGCGTCCTGCGACGGATCAAAGTCGAGCTTGGCCTGAGGATCGAGGAATCCGGCTTTGGCCCGGTTCACCGCGGCCTGTTCGTCGATACTGAGACCACAGGCCTCGACCACGCCAAGGACGCCGTCGTCGAGTTTGCCGCGGTGCCGTTCTCCTACGCCAACGACGGGACTGTGATCAGCGTCGGCGCCCCTTTCCATAGCTATCAGGACCCCGGCAAGCCGATCCCTCCAGCAATGACGAAGATCCATGGCGTCACGGATGAGATGGTTGCCGGCAAGTCGATCGACCGAGATGCCTTGGCTGCGTTCGCGAAGGGCGTGGACCTCGTGATCGCCCACAATGCCGAGTTTGACCGGCCCTTCTGCGAAGGCATCTGGCCTGGCTTTGCCGAGCTACCGTGGGGCTGCAGCATGGAGCAGGTTCCTTGGGACGAGGAAGGCGTCGAGGGTAGGAAGCTGACCTATATCGCGGCGTCGTTGGGGTGGTTCTACGATGCCCACAACGCGGTCAACGACTGCATGGCGGCGCTGTTTCTGCTGTCTCTCAAGCTGCCAAGCGGGCGAACCGGCTTGGCGCGACTTCTCGGCAAGGCCTTCCTCGACACTCGGCGGATCTGGGCCGTCGACTCGCCCTTTGAGACCAAGGACATCCTCAAGGCCCGCGGCTACCGATGGAATGGCGGCGAGGATGGTCGTCACAAGGCTTGGCATAAGGAAGTCGCGCTCGATGAGTTCGATGCTGAGATCGAGTTCCTGAAAACCTCGATCTATCGGCGCAATACCATGGGCCGGTCTTCCAAGGTCACGCCGCTGACGCGGTTCACGGTGCGCGGATGAGCGCCGACACCGACCTCGCCATCGCCCAGTCCGAAGCACGGGCGCCCTACTACGCCGAAGCCGGCATGGTCTGGAAGCATCCGGTCTACACGCGGACCGACACCGGCTTGCGCATCAGCATCGGCTTCCCGGTCTGCACTATGCATGCCGCGGCTGGAGCCGAGGCGGCCGCCAAGGTCGCCACGCTCATGAACCTTGGCGACGCGGCCGAGGAGTTGATCGCCGCCCTGGAAGACATCCTCAACTACACCGGCGGCGCCGAAGGTCCGCTCAACGATGACTATGTCGTCGATCGAGCGAAGGCGGCGATTGAGAAGGCGAAGCGCGAATGACCGAGCGGCCGACCTCGTACCCACTTGCGTGGCCGCTTGGCTGGCCACGAAATAGGGTCCGCCAGCGCGCCCGCTTCAGCAGCGACGGTGGAAGCAAGTCGGTCACGATCTCCGATGGCCTTCGCCGCCTCGAGGCCGAGTTGAAGCGGCTTGGCGTGCCGGACTGGAACGTCATCGTGTCGAGCAATCTCGTCCTCGGTCAGCGCGGTATGCCGCTCGCCAATCAGGCCGAGCCGCGTGACCCTGGCGTTGCAGCGTACTTCAAGCTTCGCGGCAAGGATCGTGTCTTGGCGTGCGATCGCTGGTACCGGACGGCGGAGAACCTTGCCGCGATTGCCGCGCATATCGATGCCATCCGTCGCGTCGACCGCTACGGTGTTGGCACCCTCGACCAGGCCTTTGCGGGGTACACGCCCCTGCCGCCACCGGGCGCAGACAATCGCGCGCCGTGGAGAGCCATCTTCGAATTTGCAAGCGACGCTGTTGTCACGCGCGACGATATCGATCGCCGCTTCAAGGCCCTGGCGATGCGGCTGCATCCAGATCGCGGCGGCACACAAGAGGGCATGGCCCAGCTCAATCAGGCACGGGACGACGCTATGCGGGAGGTCGGCAATGGGTGAATCAACCAAGATCGAATGGTGCACTCATACTTGGTCGCCATGGATCGGATGCACGAAACTGTCGGCAGCCTGCGACCATTGTTATGCCGCCGACATGGCAAAGCGCTACGGCTGGGCGAGATACGAAGCAGGAGCGCCGCGGCACCGGACATCGGCGGACTATTGGAAGAAGCCCTTGCTCTGGAACAGGCAAGCCGAGGCCGCCGGCAAACGGGCTTCGGTCTTCGCCAGTCTCTGCGATCCGTTCGATAGCGAAGTCGACGACGCTTGGCGCGCGGACCACTTCGCGATCATTGAAGCGACGCCGTGGCTCGAATGGCTCGTGCTCACCAAACGGGCCAAGCTCGCGCATCAGTTCTTTGCTGGTCGTGCCGTACCGAACAATGTTCGCATGGGCACGACGGCCGAGGATCAGAAGATGCTCGACCTTCGTGGGCCAGACATCATCGCGATCAAGGCGGCACTATTGCCATTCCTGTCGGCTGAGCCACTGCTCGGTGGGATCGACGCTTATCATGGAGACCCCGACCCCCGGCTCGGCGGTGTGCGGGCCAAACAGACTTTGCTCGGCCACTGGTGGAAGCCAGGCGACTCGCGCAACCACCCCGGTCACTTCGGATTCGGCTGGGTCATCACCGGAGGCGAGAGCGGCCCCAAGGCGCGCCCCTCGCACCCGGATTGGTTCCGATCACTGCGCGACCAATGTGAGGTCGCGAATGTTCCCTTCTTCTTCAAGCAGTGGGGCGAGTGGGTCTCGGTCAGCGAAGTCGAGGGCGTCGGCAAGCACTTCACGTTTCCAGATGGCGCGACCGTCCGGCGGATCGGAAAGGCCAAGTCTGGCGCGTCACTCGACGGGCGCGAATGGCGCGAGTTCCCGACATGACCGCCCGCCGCGCCACTCGCAATCTCTGGTGCGCGAGCTGCGACAGCGCGGGCGCCGTCCTCTGCTTCTGCGGTGGCGACGCCTGCCACTGCGGTCGCGAAGAGGTCGCCTGCCCCGACTGCGATGGAGCGTCACAGCCCGCGTACTGCGAGGCCGACGACTGCATCGAAGAACTCGTCACCCTCATCTGCTGATCACCGAAGGAGCAACCAATGGAAACCACTGCCGAAGCCGCCACCGTCGAAGTCATGCCGCCAGCCGCCCCTTGGGAGGCTCTGCCTGATGGTGACTACTCCATCGTCGAGCTGATGGGACACACCACCCTGGTCGGCCGCATCACCGAGGTCGAGCGCTTCGGAGCCAAGATGGCGGCAATCGAGGTCCTATTCAGCGGCCAGCTCCTGCCTGCGATCTTCCAAGGCGGCTCGTCTTTCTACCGGATGACGCCGTGCACGAAGCAGACGGCTTGGAAGAGCCAGCACACCGCGGATCGCATGTATTCGCTGCCGGCACCCATCAAGGCGATCGTGCCCGCGGCATTGCTGCCAGCACCAGACAAAGTGACGGACGAGGACCGCGATCGGGCGATACGTCGCTCGTTCGATGACGAAGATCCCGAGTTCTGATCCTCAGCCCCACAGGACTCACCATGGCAGCGGGTAAGAAGAAGCATCCTTGGCTGACAATCATTTGCGGCGGCACTGGCTGGGCTTGGTCCTATCCCCGCCCAGCGCGGCGGAAGGAGAAGCGGCCTTGAGTGATATCAGCATGCGGACTTTCAGCGTGGAGAATAGAGCGCGCTGCGAATCACCCCGAGGCTTCAACCATGCCTTGTCGTCGTGGTCACTGTCGGACTGGATGACGGCGACGCTTGGCGAGTTAGGCGAGGCCGCCAACGTGGCCAAGAAGCTCAACCGTGTTCGAGACGGCATACCCGGAAACAAGCAGTCGCCGGAGGAACTGCAGGCCATGTTCGCGGATGAGCTGGCTGACGCCTACATTTACCTTGACCTGATGGCGCAAGCTGCTGGCATCGACCTGCCCGCGGCTATCCGCAGCAAGTTCGACCGCAAGTCGGAAGAGATCGGGTACATCCCATGACCCCCTCCCCTGCCGCTTGCGCCGAGGGAATGGAAAAGACAGTGAAGTGGTTGACACACACCCTGTCGATTGAGCAGCGCCGCCATGCTGCATCTCGGCGAACGGTTCACGCGCAAGCCCGGCTTATCGAGGAGGCGCGGGAGATAGTGACGCTGTTTCTGTCCGACGATGCCCACGGATTTCCCAACTGCCCGATGCCGTCGCCCTATCGCGACAAGGCCAAAGCCTTCCTCACCACCCTCCCCGCCAAGACAGCAGAGAGTCCACCAACGCGCGAAGAAATGCGCAGTGTGCTGGCGGCCGTCGCGAACGCCCATCGCCTGATCCGCGGTGACTGCCCTGGTGCCGCCGGCGACGTGCTCCGCACCATCATGCAGAGCACATCGGCTTATCAGGTACCTGCGACGGAGCGTACCGATGGCTGACGCCCTACCCCTGCCCGTACAGGTTCGCCAGGCGCGCTCGCAGCTCGGCCGTGGTGGCCATTCGGGCATCCGCCGGCAGCTCGGGCGTCAGGAAGATGTCGTCACGCTCGGCACGCAGCATCGTCCACTCGCCGTCGTGGTGGCGGTCGGCCTCGAGCTGGTCGAGCGCAATCGAGACGTAGTGCGATTCGCGGACGGTCGGTTCGCGTCCCTCCTGTTCGATCTTGGTAATCACTCGCCCGATACGCTGGGCGAGGTTTCGACGCGCCGTCTGCACGGCCTTGGGGGACAGGGTCATGGTTGAGCGACCGATACTGTTCAGCGGACCTATGGTCAAAGCGCAACTCGATGGCACGAAGACGCAGACGCGGCGTCTGCTGACACGCAACAACACGACGGTGAACGGGGAGAGCTGGCGCGGAAAGACCTGCCCGTGGGAAGGATTGCGCCTCGACGAATCTATGGTGCGCGACACCAGTCCACTCTCGGGTCAGCGCGATCCGCACCTTGCAGTCCCGTTCTGCCATCCCAACGACGAGCCGGCGCCTTCGGACGAATGCGGCATCTATACCGTGCGGCCTGTTTTCGAGATCGGCGATCGGCTCTGGGTTCGTGAGGCCTGGGCACGCACCAGCGTGGCGCCGATCGTCTCCACGATCGACAACCCCATCGTCGTCTATCGCGAGAGCGACAGCCGCACTGACTACGGCGGCCCGTGGAAGCCCGGCATCCACATGCCGAGAGCGGCCTCGCGCCTGACGCTCACCGTCACCGATGTGCGCGTGCAGCGGCTGAACGAATGCAGCGAGGCTGATGCGCTATCCGAGGGCGTCGTATGGTCGGACCAGTGGCACGGCTACGTGGTGCCCGGCGTCGAGCACCCCAACAAAGATTTCCCGGTGCTGTCACGGCCGACGGCTCGCGAGATGTACGCAGCGCTTTGGGACGTCATCAACGGTTCGGGCGCTTGGCTGGCAAATCCGTGGGTCATAGCCACGACATCAACCGTCGAGCAGCGGAACATCGACGCATGATGACCGACCGCCAAATCGACCTCGCCCGCCACGCGCTGGGCTTGCGGGAAACCCGCCTGATCTCCTATCGCAATCACTTCTGCGCCGGTCCTGGTCACGACGACTTCGCCGAATGGGAAGCAATGGTTGCCGCCGGCTTCGCCTGGAAGCGCGAGAGCAAGGTGCTGCCGCCGGGTGACGTCATGTTCCACCTCACCCGCGACGGCGCCAACCAGGCGCTGAAGCCTGGCGATGTTCTGGACCCGGAGGATTGGCCATGATGGCTGAAGCCGATCTCGCGGTCATCGAAAGCGTCGAGCCCGACGACCCACGCGACCGTTGCCCGAAGTGCGGCGGCGGCAGCGTAGCACGGGCGAAGGTGAAGCCCGGCACCTTCAAGGGCTACGGGCCGCTCATCGCTGTTTGCAAGTCCTGCAAGGCGCTGTGGGAGGCCATCGACCACGATCTCATCTGGGATCCCGATGACCCGCTCTGTGCGTTCTCGGATCCCTGTGACAATTGCGCATTCCGTCCGGGCTCTAAGGAGCAACGGGACAAGGAGGAATGGGCGGCAATCAAAAGGAATGTCGAGACGAGTGGCGGCTTCTATTGCCACAAGGGCGTGCCGATCGAGGCCGGCGCCAAGCATGGCTTCGCGTACCCACATGCCGCCGACGGCAAGCCCGAGTTCAAGAAGCTCCGTTACTGCCGCGGATGGCTCAATGCTTGGGGCGCCAAGATGGACAAGGAACCGGCAGCATGATCGCCGGCCCCTGGGCAGACCGAGCCGAGTACGAGATTTGGTGGAAGCTCAACGTCCGGGCCCTGAACCGCCTCGCCGTCACCGATCCTCGCGAGTACGAGCGCGTCTCGCGAGTGATCGAGGATTTCAATGCAGGGCATCCGCAATGAGCGCCTACGCCACCCCTCTCGACGATCCCCTCGGCACGCTCACGTCCGCGGAAGTCAGCACGCTCGTCTTCAAGAAGCGGCCGGGCTGGTTCGGCCGGGACATCGTCAGAAAACGCCTTTATTCCCGCGGTTTTCCACATCCGATTGAGCGGGGTATCTGGTCGGCTGCGGCGATCAAATCCTGGCTGGAAACCGCCGGAAGCAACCCCAATCGCGTCGTGCCGAAGGCCCCGCCTGTGCGCAAACCTACGCCGCGGAGACGGCCCAACGGTTACGCTCAGGTCTCCCCGCATTGACCCGCCGCCACACCATCGGGCAGCCTCCCCTACAGGGGGAGGAACAGGATATGGCCACCGTGAAGGTGCTCTATCTGGTTACGCATGAGAACAAGGATGGGACGCAGCGGCACTACTTCGCGCCGCGACAGGACGACCGCAAGCACGGCTGGGCAACGGTTCGCCTGCATGATCAGCAAGGGCGCCCGATCCGCGACGAATTGAAAGCCGCTGATGCCTGTAGAGCTGTGACGGAAATCTACACCAGATGGCGTTCCGGCGAGCCCGGCTTCGGCCCTCACATGGTCGACCAGCTCGGCCGACCGGTGAAGGAACAGGTAGCGCAGGGGACCGTCCTCGCCAGTGGCGAAGGGCCGAAGGTGTATCTACCCGGCCAGATCGGCGCGATGGTCGCCGACTTCTTGGACCACAAGATCTTCAAGGAAGAACTCAGCGAGAAGACACAGTACGAGTACAGGGTCTATCTCGGTCTGTTCGTCGAGAAGTTCGGGACGAGCTACTGGAGGCGATTGGCGCCTGGCCCTGCACGAGAGTGGTTTCAGGAGCGTGCCAAGGCCGGTGGCGGTGCCGGAGCTCACGCCCTCTACCGCGTCGCAAGGGCGTTCCTAGGCAAGATCAGGCTTTGCTACGACAGCGTCGATCATCCGGGGTTCGTGCCCGAGAACGAGAACCCGCTGATTGGGCTCGATCTCGGCATACCGCGATCACCAATCATCATCTGGCCGCGCGGCGCCATCCAGGCGTTCGTCGAGCTTGCCGACAACGACGGCCAACCGTCGATCGGCGATGCCATGATCATGATGAGCTGGCTGGGAGTGCGCCGGCAGGACTGGCTGCACTGGCCGGCCGATATATTCGATCGCCCCCTGATCGCATTCGCGCAGGAGAAGACCGACGTTCCGAACGTTCTGCCCTGGTCGATGGTGCCCGAACTCGTCGACCGCGTGAATGCCGCCAAGGCACGACGAGAGGCCTCGACCATCACGGCGACGACCTTCTTCCACGATCGCAACGGACTGCCCTGGAAGGACGACAAGGCGTTTCGGCGCGCGTTCAATCGACTGCGTGAGAAGCTGCGCCTGCAGTACGGCAACTTCTCTACCACCTATTACGTCGGGTTGATCGAACACGACCCGCTGGCGGTACCGACGTCCGAACTCACCATGCGTCTCGTGCGCCATACCTGCGTCACGCTCAACTTCGATGCCGGTGTGCCACCTGATCTCATTCGAGGGATCACCGGGCACAGCGCCGAAGAGATCAACGAAATCTTGCGCTACTACCGAGCGCGTACATCGGACCAGGCGGCGGCCGCATTGCAGTGGCGACTAGATGCCGAAGCGAAGCGTCGCGAGAAGGAGGAGAAAGAGGCGAACGGGTGATTTGTTGCACGCCTGGAGACGTGCAACTGAAACATGCAACAAAAGCCACGTTCCGTTCTCGCCTGTGAGATACTGAAGAAGCGGCCTAAATTCAAGCGGGTGTGGATTTTACGATGGTGCCCCCGGTCGGACTCGAACCAACACTTCCGTGAGGAAACCTGATTTTGAGTCAGGCGCGTCTACCAATTCCGCCACGGGGGCACACTGTTGTGCGCGGAGGGGAATAAAGCCGAAGGGCGGAACCGGGTCAACGCTTGCGGTGGGTTTCTTCCTCCGGTTTTATGGGGCTCCATCAAGAAACGCCGCCGGAGGAAGTTCAGAGTGCATCCGTACATCCACGCCCAGACGAATCCTGACAAACCAGCCTATGTCATGGCCGGCAGCGGCGAGGTGGTGACCTACCGGCAGCTCGACCAACAATCCAACCGCATCGCGCAACTGTTTCGCTCGCTGGGCCTGAAGGCCGGCGACCATATCGCGCTCTTCCTCGAAAATAATCCGCGTTTCTTCGAGATTTGCTGGGGCGCCCAGCGCTCGGGCCTGATCTACACGGCGATCAGCTCGCGGCTGACGGCGGCCGAGGTCGACTACATCGTGACCGATTGCGGCGCGAAACTCTTCATCACCTCCAAGTATCTGGCCGAAAAGGCCACCGAGCTAGGGCCGCTCCTCAAGGGCGTTGCCGACCGCTTCATGATCGACGGCATCATCGCCGGCTACAAATCCTGGGAGGAGACAGTCGCGACCTTCCCGGCGACGCCGATCGCCGACCAGACGGCCGGCCATGACATGCTCTATTCGTCGGGCACCACAGGACGACCCAAAGGTGTGATGCCGGTTGTCGAGCCACAGGCGATCGACTTCGACAATCCGCTGCTCGCCATCTCCCGCAAGCTCTACGGCATCGATGCCGATACGATCTATCTCTCGCCGGCGCCGCTCTATCACGCGGCTCCTCTGCGCTTCAACATGAGCGTCATGCGGCTCGGCGGCACCTCGATCATCATGGAGAACTTCGACGCCGAGGCGTTCCTGAAGCTGGTGCCCAAACACAAGATCACGCACACCCAGGTCGTGCCGACCATGTTCGTGCGTTTCCTCAAGCTGCCCGAAGACGTGCGCACGAAGCACGACATGTCCTCGCTCAAGTGTGCGATCCATGCCGCCGCGCCCTGCCCCATTCCGACCAAGGAGGCGATGATCGGCTGGTGGGGACCGATCATCTGGGAATATTACGGTGGCACCGAAGGCAATGGCCTCACCATGTGCAATGCCCAGGAATGGATGGCGCACAAGGGCACGGTCGGCCGCGCCGTCGTCGGCAAGCTCAAGATCTGCGACGACGAAGGGAACGAGTTGCCGATGGGCGAATCGGGCACCGTCTATTTCGCGGAAGGCCGGCCATTCGAGTATCATAACGATCCGAAGAAGACCCAGGAGTCGCGCCATCCGCTCGGATGGACCACCCTGGGCGACGTAGGTTACGTCGACAGCGACGGCTTCCTGCATCTCACCGACCGCAAGGCGTTCATGATCATTTCCGGCGGCGTGAACATCTACCCGCAGGAATGCGAGAACCTCCTCATCAACCATCCCAAGGTGATCGACTGCGCGGTGTTCGGCGTGCCCAACGACGAGTTCGGCGAGGAAGTGAAGGCCGTCGTCCAGCCACAGAACATGGCAGAGGCTGGTCCGGCACTGGCGGAGGAACTGATCGCCTATTGCAGGCAGCACCTCTCGGCGATCAAGTGTCCGCGCAGCATCGACTTCGAACCCGAATTGCCGCGTCATCCCACGGGCAAGCTCTACAAGCGGCTGCTGCGCGACCGCTACTGGCAAGGCCGCACGAGCAAGATCGCCTAGGTATCGCGAGGCTGTCGCGTTGATGCGGGAGCTTACGCGCCTCCCGCCGACGCCTGCCATCGCGGCATCGCCAGCGTCTCGGCGTAGTTGGTGAACATGAGATTGAACGCGATGCTGATGCGTTCGGAATTGCTCTCGTTTGAAGGAACGTGGTGCCGCAGCCACGGCGGGAACATCACCATGCGGCCGGGCTGGGGCTGCGCGACCGAGGCGTTGGCGGTCATGCGGCTGGGCTTGCCGCTCCACGGCATGATCGAGATCGGCCGCGGATCCTGGAAGACGAGGTCCGTGCCACTCCCCGGTGCGTCGACGTAGTAGACGCCGCTCAGGAAATTGTTCGGGTGGTTGTGCGTGGGATGATAGCTGCCGGGTGGATTCACGTTGGCCCAGCAGCCTGTGATCATCATTGGAAAGCGTTCGAACTGAAGGTATTCCGCCACGCTCTTCGAGGCGATCTCGATCAGCTTGGCCAAGTCGGCGAAGGCCGGCCGCGTATGCAGATCGTGCGGTGTCTGCCAGTTGCTGCCGCTCGGCACATGAGGGCGTGGCGAGATGATCTTCTCGATCTCGGCCCTGAGCGTGGCATTGCAGGGCGCGGCGTCGGCCGGGAGGATATCGAGGATCCAGAGCAGTGTTGGGAAGAGTTCCTGAACCTGCTGCCTGATCTTCAT